TCAGCCCTCTACCACGGGCGCGGGCTCGTCGGCCACGGGGGGCGCGTCGGGCACGATCTCGACGATGGTCAGGCCGAGCTGCTGCGCGGTGTAGGTGTAGAGGTAATCGTCGTCGGTGCCCCACTGCGAATAGGCGTCGCCAGTGAGGTTGACCGTGCCGGTCGTGAGGTTCGCGCGCTGCGCGTCCTGGAGCCACCACTGGTAGCTCGCGCTCGTGCCGGGCTGCACGTTGACGTTGTTGATCCACAGCACGGTGGCCGTGGACGGGAAGACGGTTACGGGTTCGATGGTTGCGAACATGGGGGATCCTTACACGGAGAATTGCCAAGTGATGCGAGCGAGCGTCGAGCTTGCGACGGTCGGCAGGTATACGGTGGACCCGGATTGCGCGCCCACGCCGCTATTTCCGCCAGAGAAGTTGGTCGGGACAGCCGCCTCGACCGCCGCAGTTGCGGGCGCCGAAACCGTGGTCGTTCCGGCCGTCGAGGAAAACGTTCCAGTTGAGTTCAGCAGCAGTTCGCAAAAAACCATACGGCCCACGCGTGTCCATCGCGCGCTAGTAACGGTTGGCGCAGTTCCGCCAAAGCCTGCGAGAGTCGGCGTCCATGAGCCGTTTTCCTGGTACGCGTCCAACGTCTGCGTGTCCGCGTTGCCCGGCGTCGCGGGGAGCTTGAGGCCCTGTTGCGAGCCCGCGGCTTGAATCGTCGCGCCGGTGTTGGCGGTGTTGAGAATGACGTTGCCCGAGCTGTCGATGCGCATGCTCTCCAGCGTGCTGCTGGATCGACGGAAGACGATGCTTCCGGCAGAGCCGGAAACGTTGCCGTCGATGTAGAAGTCCGTGCTATTTTGCAGCAGGCGCGTGTGCCCGGACGAGTTCTGCACGAACACTTGGCCGTTGCTTGCGCCGTAGACAGTCAGGCCGCCGGAGACCGGACTCGCCGTGCCGATGCCGACGTTGCCGGCGCCGTCCGCCGTCCATACCGCCGTTTGACCAGTCGTCGTGCCGTTGGACACGAAGCACACGATGCGATTGCTTGCTGCGCCGCCCGCGGCAAACTGAAAGCCGAAGCCGCTTCGATACAGCGCATCGGCGCTGAACGTCGCCATCCAGTCCGCCGACGTGGGGACGCCTCCGGAGTTTGGCACCAGGAGCTGAAGCCGCGAGATTGCCGGGTTTGCACCAAGGTTTACGCCGAGGTTGGAACCCGTCTGCTTGACGATGCTATCCCCCAGCGTCGTCGTGGTCGTTCCCCACACGGGAATGGTGCCCACGGTGCCGGAGCCGCCGACGGGGGTGCCGCCGGTCGTAGGGCCTGCCGCAAAAAGTTGAGGAGCGCCCATGTCAGTTCCCCACCACGCGGACGTCGAGCGTCGAGGCAAGCACGCCGATGCAGAGCCCGGTGCCGTCACGCACGTCGAAACGCTGTGACTGGCCCGGCGGGATCTCCCACGCCGTATCGGCGAGACCCGGCGACGCGCACGTCTGGTTGTCGTAGCCCTCGATGCCCGCGACGAAGACACTCACGGTGCTCGACGGGTTGCGGATGAGGATGCCCTGCGTGTACGCGCTGTCGAGCGTACGCACATGGTTCGTCGCCGAGAGGACCACGACCGTGCCTGGGGTCGGCACGACGCTGTCATCCGTGCGCGCGGATTCGAGCTGCCGGAACGTCGGGCTCACTCGCGCGGTATAGGTTCGTACTTTGGCCCCAAGGCCTGTGCCGATTCGAGTCATGGTCTTTCTCCTTGCCTGTGGTATCCCCGGCCTGTGCCGGCATGAGTCTTAGAGCTTCGTGTTCTCCACGAGCGGTGATTTGGTCGACGGGCGCGTGCGGGCAGCGGCAGCCTCGGAGCCTGGGCGCATCGGCTGCTCACGGGTCGGCGCCATGCCGATGTACTGCTGGCTCTGGTAGACGCTCATGGTGTAGCCCCGCGCCTTCTTCTTGCCCTTGGTCAGGCCAAAGAGCGGGGCGATCATGAGGTTCGGCTGGTCGCGGTGCAGGAGCGTGACGACGTTCTGCAGGCGAGAGTACGCCTCGGGCGACAGGCGCTGGATCACCTCGACGTCCTGCTGGCGCAGTGTGCCGTCCTTGATGAAGCGCAGCACGAGCTCCGGGTTCTTCACGACAGCCACGGAGCGGGCGAACGCATTGGCGTTGGCGCCCGTCATGATGCCTGCCGGCGGACGCTTGCGCTGCAGGTAGTCCACCATCTCGTCGAACTGCTGACGAGCCGACTGCAGGTTCGCCACGTTGACCTCGGGCGCCGACGCCATGCGGGTCCAGGTCGCGCGGATGGCGTCGCGGTCATTGATCACCTGGTCGACGAAGTAGTTCGCCTCCTCGGCGGAGAACTTGTACTCGGGCTTCGCCTCGGCCGCGCGAGCCGCAGGGGGAAGCGCACGCATCGCGCCACGGGCGAACTTGTCGACCATGCCCGTCGCCGCGAGGCCGTTCATGAGGGTCGCCACTGCACGGCCAACCCCTCGGCCGCTCTTCGCGCCGATGACCGCCCCGAGGATGGTCGTGATGAGGCTGTGGCCGAAGAGAACGTCGAGGGCCTGCGAGCCCACGATGGCGCCAAGCACGGACGGGCTCTCCGCCGCCGCTTCCTTCACACCCGCCTCGGCCAGCAGCGCCTTGATGCGGCGCCCCTCCTCGGTCTGGTAGAACTTCTTGAGCTGCGCGGCGACGAACTGCTCGCCCTCGGGGGCGATGAGGCGACCCTCCATGCCGCGGCGAAGCACGCCGCCCTCGCGCTCGATGGCCGCGATGGTGTCGCTGAGCTGCTTCTTCGTGACCTGCTGGGCCTCGAGGTCGGCCGCAAGGGTCTGTGCCGCTGCCTTGCGCTCCGTCAGGACGCGGACCTTATCCTTAGCTGCCGCAAGCCGCGTCTCGTTGCGCACGTTGATCATGCGCTCGTTGAGCTCGGCGAGGGTCGCCCGGCTCTGGGTCGTCTTCCAGAGGTCGTTCGCGCGGTCGACGCGCATGCTGTCGCGAAGCGCGCGGCTGCTGTCGACGGTCGCCTGAGCATCGGTGCGCACCGCCTTGATGCGCTCGTGAGCATCGCGTTCGGCGGAGAGCTTGCGCGTCGCGGTCTCGGCTCGGCGACCGGTGCCCTCCGCAGCCTTCTCGAGCTTCGTGATGCGGGCGACGATCTTGGCCTCTTGCGCACCCGCCTCGCGGATGGCGGTCTCGGCCTCGATGATGGTCCTGTCGAGCTGCTCGGTGGTCACCCGCTCGACCGTGGCCGCCGTGCGCTCTGCTGCCGTCATGGCGGGCGTTGCGGCCTGCGCCTCGACCGATGGCAGGGCGGCTTCGAAAGCCGCTCTAGCGGCCTTTGCAGCGTTCGCATCGGCCACCGCGGCGCGGCGCAGGAGCAGGTTGGCGTCGTTGCCAGCCCGCCTGAAGATTTCGGCAGTGCCCGCCTCACCAAGCTGGTTCACGAGCAGCGCGCGTGCGCGGTCCGCGGCCTTCGAGATGTTGAGGAGCTCGGGCCTCGTGCCGCCGATGGCGCCCGTGCGCTTGATGAGCCGCGCCTCGGCGCCGCCCGCAGCGGCCCGGTCGACCATGGTGACCATGGTTGCGACGGTTCGGCTCGGCAGCTTGGCCAGCACGGCCTCGTTGTCGAGCAGCGCGCCGACGACGCTCTTGCGCCCGCCGCCGCCCGCTTCGACGTCCATCACGCGCGCCAGGAATGAGAACGCGTCGCCTTCCTCGATGCGCGTCGCTTCGATGAGCGCGCCGTTGATGGCGCGATCCGAGGTCGGGCGGATGCCGAGCTCCTTGAGAGCCGCCTCCTCGAACTCAGCGTTGGTCATCGCGCGAGCGGCATTCTCCGTCGCCGTGCGCTCCGCGGCGCGAGCGTCCTGACCTGCGATGCTGGCCATGGCGTCGACCGTCGTCTGCGCCTCTTTGCGCACCGCCGCGTCGAGCGTGGCATCGCCGAGCATGGTCGCCATCTCGGAGACGTGCGCAGCCTGAGCGCCGAGCGTCTGGCCCGCCTGGTCAATCGCCTGCAGGGATGTCTCGGTCTTGCTGATGGACTCATCAAGAGAGGTGACGTCACGACCGGCTGCCGCCTCGGCGTCGCGCTTCGCTCGCTTCGAGAGGAGCTCCTCGGTCTTGCGCGCGCGCTCCTTGGCTTGCTGCTCGGCGTTCTTGGCCATCTGCCGGCGCGTGGCAGCCATCTCTGTCGCAATCGGGTTGATCTGCGACTCGAGCCGGGTGACGTCCTCGGTTGCCGCCGCGAGCGCGTCACCGAGCGTCGTGACGCGCTTGCTGACGGACGCGACTGCGGTTTCGAGACGACCCGGCTTCACCCCGAGGTCGGTCAGGTTGGTCACGAAGGCGTTGTAGTCGTCCGCCGCCTTGGTCATGCGGGACGCGAGGTCGCGGGCCTGGTCGGCCTTGGCCATCTCCGTCGCGCGTGCCTCGGTGACTGCCGCCTCTGCGCCCGCTGCCTCGAGCTCCTTGGCCGCCTTCGCTGCCGCGCGGCGTTCGAGCATGCGTCCGCCCGCGCCGAAGAGCGCCCCAAAGCCGGCACCCACCGTGGCGCCTGCCGCGCCCGCGGTGCCGAGGTTCGCCTGGCGTTCCTCGATGGCCGCCTGACTGAGCTCCGAGCCTGCGCCGAAACCAGCGCCGATGGCTGCTTCACGAGCAATGAGACCGCCGAGGCTGCGAGCTCCCGCGCCGAGGCCGCCCGTCAGCGCGGTGGCCGGGACGGCGCCCGCGAGCGAGCCAACCGTGATGGCGGTCGGCTGCGCCTGCTCAAGCTGCGCAAGCGTCTCGGGCTCCATGCCCGCCATGGTCAGGAGCTTGCCAGCGGTGCCGAACGTCGGCAGTTGCGCAGCGCCATACGCGAGGCCCGCGAGGGTACCACCAGGGCCTCCGAAGCGTTCCTCCGCGGTGCGCTCGAACGTTGCTTCGCTGGTCTCGAGACGCGGCATGGCGCCGTACTGCGCCTGGATGTCCGCGAGGTCGGCGAGCGAGAGCTTGCCGCCGCCGTCTGCGAGCGTGACCTCCTGCTGAGGGTTCGTCGGCGTGAAGCCGGCGGACATGAGCCGCGCAGCCTGTGCCTGTGGCACCGACAGCGTGCGGCCTGCAGGGTCACGCAGCGAGACGACGTTCTGCTTCACTTGGTCTTCGCCTTCTGGGCCGCGACCGCGCGCGCCGCGGTCTCTGCCCTGGTGAGCTTGTTGTACTCGTCAAGCGCCATGAGCGGCACGCCGAGGCTCTGCTGCATGAGGTTGTACATGATGGGGTTCGACCGCTGCGACTCGATGAGGGTCGAGCTCATGCGGCGCTCCTTGGCCACCTGGTCGTTGACGTAGGTGTTGAACGCGTCGTAGCTCAGAAGAGCGTTCTTCAGCGTGTCGCGCGCGAGCTCGTTGTTCGTGACGGCGCCGCCCGAGACGACGCGGAGGTCTTGGTTGATGACACCCTGAACGGCGCCGGCAATCTTGCGCTCCTCGTCGGTTGTGGCGCGCTTGAGCACCTCGCGGTTGATGGCGTCCGACAGCACCGTGAACGCGGTCGCATCGTTGAGGTTCTTTGCCATGTTGCTCTGCAAAATCTGGTTGACCGCAGGAGCAACGGAGCTGTCCCAGAACTTGCGGATCTGGTCGGGGCGAGCCGCGCCGGCGAGGCGGTTCACGAGCGTGCTGACGGCGTTGAGCTTGTCGATTGCCGCGGCGTTGCCCTTCACGAAGGCGGGGTAAGCCTTGCGAGCTTCCTCGTACATCTTCGGGTCTGCCTGTGCGCCCGCGCGGATGCCGTCGAGCAGCTTCATGCGCATGTCCTGCACCGCGCGGAACTGCGCCGCAGCAGCCGCCGCGTTCTTCTCGTCGATGCGCATCTGCAGGTCGCCCTGCTGCGCCTTGAGGTTGCCCGAGGCTTCGGTAAGGGCTGCGCGTGACTTGGCGTCGCCGACGCGCTGGGCTGCGAAGTCGAGGGCGCGCGAGTACTGGTCGAGCGCAGCGCCTGCGGAAAGTGCGAGAGCTTGCTGCTCGTCGGCGCCCATCTGGCGAGCGTCGAGGAAGTTGTTCCGGCGCACCGTCTGACCCTGGAGCATGCGCTCGTACTGGGTCTTCTGGTTCATGATGTCCCGCTCGACAGCCTTGTCGACCTCTTGCAGGATCTCGTTGGGGCCCGCGCGACCAGCGGCGCCCTTGAGCATGCCCACGAGGCCAGCGGAGAACGAGAGGATCGCCGTGTCGACGGGGCGGCTACCGAGGTCGCGAAGGAGGCGCGAGGCGTCGAACGAGTCCTGCGCCTTGCGCATGGCCGCTTCGTCCTCGGCCATGGCCACTTTGCGCGCATCGAAGAGCTGCCGCTGCTGACCCTGCAGGACCGCGAGGTCGTCGCGGTACTTCTGCGCCGCCGCCTCGGCCTGGTTCATGATGTCGGCGCGGCGCGTCGTCTCGCGCTCCATGACCGGCACGACGCTCTCGATGGCCTGCCCGCGCAGCCGGAAGCCTTCCTTCTGGAGCTCGTTCATGCCGATGGGGCGCCGGCCACCGCCAGTCAGCCCCATGATCTTCATGCGCTCGTCGACCATCGCGAGCTGCTTGCGCAGGAGGTCGTTCTCAGACGCCTGCTGCTGCTCGAGCGTCATCTGCGGCGCAGGCGCTTGCTCCGCAGCGGGTGCAGGCAGAACCTCTGGCGCCGCCTCCACGGGAGGAAGCTCCTTCTCGGGCTCGGCGAAGTAGTTCGCGAGGTAGTCGTACGGATCGCGGGACGGCTCAAAATCCATGGCGGCCTCCTCAGTCGATCTCGAAGTCGATGCGACGAGCCTTGCGTGCCTTCGGAGCTGTGACCGCCTTGCGGCGCGTCGGCATCACCGGCATCGGCGCCTTCGGGACGGAGCCGCGGCGGTTGAAGATCTCGCGCATGGCGGAGCCTTCGTCGCTCAGCCCAGCCATGGCCGGCATGGTGCGCGTCATGGCGATGGGGCTCGGAGTCATGTGCGGGCCCTGCGCGGCGCCGAGCGTCGTCATGCCGGTGAGCGTACCTTCGGGGCGGGTCTCCACGAACGGACGAGGGCCTGCGAGGTTGGGCGTCGGGACGAACGACGGGGTCGCTGCGTACTGAGCCGCGAGTGACTGGCCCGCAGCCTGAATGGGGGCCTGCACCTGCGCGAGGCTTTGCACGGGGCCGCGCGTTTCACCGACATCACGCACCGATGGACCACCGATCACTGTCTCCGGCATCGTGACGACACCTGGCGCCTGGCGTTCACTGGCGATGACCGTCTCAGGCATGTTCACGACGCCGGCAGCCGCGCCAGCGTCTGACGCTGCGAGGCTCTGGCCAGGAGCGTTGGTCTGCGATCCGCCCATGCGCACGCGACCACCAGTCTTCTTCTTGCCTCCCTCGCCAGGAATCAGGGTGCGGCCCGCGAGGCCGAGTACGCCCTCGGCAAAGCCAGCAAGCTCGTCACGCTTGCGCTGCGCCTCTCGGCCAGCGACGTCCGCGAGCGCCATCTGGCCCGCTGCCACGCCACGACGGGCACGCTCCTGCTCTACCGCACGGAGCTCGGCGAGCTGCGAGGCATACCGCGCCTGCACGTCGGCACCCTGGCGCATTGCCTCGCGACGCATGCCCGCCTGCTGCTGCGCCGTGCCACGAGCCGCCTGCGACTCCAGGTCCGAGATGGCTCGACCGCGGGCGTAGGCGAGCCCCGCCTGCCCCTGCGTCGTGCCGCCCTCGGCCACGCGCATGTAGGGAGCCATCGCGTCGAGGATGCGCTGGCGCTCCTCCTCCTCGGCGCTTTTCACGCCGAATGCACTGCCAAGCGCACGGCTTACGAACGGAGTCGCCGCGTTAACCGCGAGCGTTGCAGCAGTGATTGGATCGGCCATGACTACTCCTAATGCTTGGCTTCCTCGGTGATACGCTTATTGAGCCCGCTCTTCAAGCCAACGACGAGGGCGATGTTCGAGAAACGAACGCCAGTCGTGTTCTGCGAGATGGATGGCGGTGAGAGGGTCTGCGCGCCCATCACGATCAACTGACCCTTCTGATTCGCGACATGCGCCTCGAGCTGGATCAGGCCTTGGATGCTGTTGATCGACGTCACCTCAGCGGAGGTGAACGTCACGGTCTGGGACGCGGAGCCATCGGTTCCGAGCAGCATCGACATCCCGGGGATTCCCGTCGTCGTAAAGGCCCTGGCGAGCAGGCGGATGCGCTTGGTGCGCTGGAATCCCTGCACTTCGTTCAACGCGAATGGCGCCGTCTGCCAGAGCACCGGGATGTACTGGTAGGTGTAGGTGGCGCCCGCGTTCGCGAGGCCGTCCACGTATCCATTGCCTTGCTGATACACATGGGCCTGGCTGGTCGGGTCATCGACCGGGTTGGCGCATGCCAGCCATGGCTTGTTGTCGATGACGGTCATGCTCGCCGGGCCCTCACCGAGGGCTGCAAGAGACCACTCGTACCAGGTGTTGCTCATGTAGCTGTACACGAGCACCGTGAACCCGGCCCCCGTAACGACGCGCGAGACACGGTTGGTCTGACAGACGAAGTACACTTCCTCTGTCGCCGGGTTGTGCGAGACACTCGTCACGAACGGATAGGTCTCAAGGCGCTGCTTGACCTTGTCGCCGATGGGCCGGATCTGCAGGTCAGGGGTCAGGAGCTCGATGCTGCGCGGCGACCGGAAGAAGATGCCGATGGGCGTCGCGATGACGCTTCGGTGGTCGATGCATCCGATGCCGTGCGGCAGGCGCGTGGGCTCCGAGAGCGACGAGCTCTGCCCCGTTGCATCGGGCATCGTGCCGGCGACGACGTAGATGTCGTTCTCCTTGAAGATGAACAGGTTCGAGTTCATCGACGCGAGGCCGGTGACAGCGCCGCCCGACTCGATGGTCAGCGTGAGCGTGTCGTTGAACCCCGGCGCGTCCGTGGGTGAGAGCTCCTTCGTGAACCACACGACGGTCGCATCGTCTGCGCCGCCGATGACGAGGCGGTTCTGGTGGACACACATCGCCTTGCATCCAGGGGGCGCCACGTTGTCGAGCACACCACCGGTGGTATACAGGTACGGCTCGCGCAACATCCCGTTGTAGTCGCCAGTCGGGCCGTCAAACATGCCGTTGTAGCCGTCCTTGTAGTCGGGCGGACTGGGCACACGGTTGTGGTTGGTGAAGACAAGGCCGCATGGCGTCGTGGTGATGGTTCCCGCCCCAATCGACAGCGCATCGAACGGCCTTGAGGCATATGGCACGACGCCGCGCGTCGCATTCCGAGGCACGACGAAGTCGTTGATCGGATTGAGGAAGTTCTGCCACGGCATGCGGTACATGACCGTCGAGTACGGCTCGCAGGTCGAGTACGGCTGCAGCGTCACGCGACGTGGATCCTCCGATGCCGCGTTGAGCCGGTTCGTGAGCTCAAGGCGCGGCACGAAGACGCCCCACTTGAACACCGTAACTCGACCTCCTCGGCGGATGGCGCCACGGTCTCGAGGAACTGGGTACGAGGAGTAGATCTCCGCGCACACGGTGTACTGAATTGGGCTCGACGGGCTTGAGCGGACGATGCGGCCGGTGCCGTCTGCGTATTCGTAACACCACGACATCAGGAAGTCGCCGCCGACCTCCGACTGTGAGTACGCGCTTTCCCGATTGCCCTTTACCGTTCCCGTCGCCGGGTCGCTCCACCCAGCAGCCGAACGCGGAGCCCAGAGGAAGTACGACTCCGTTCCAACGATCGACGGGTTGTTGTTGTCGTTCGAGAAGCCACTGCCAGCGTTCTGGTAGCGCCCGTAGTAGTGGGGCCCAAACGCGCTCGCCCCACCCTCGTAGCCAGGCTTGGTGAACGACGAAAATTGCTGGATGCGGCCATCCGCATAGATCGCCTCATAATTTGACGACGGGTCTCCGCCCCACTGTGTCGTGAGGTTGCCGAAGTTTGTCGACCCATTCAGGCCCACCTCGTAGAAGAAGAATGGCTTGCTGACATTGTTCAGCAGGTAGAAAAACTGCAGGAGCGCGGACGACGACTGGAATCTCTGGAATGGATTCTGGATATTGGGCGCCGACGCCAAGTACTGTGGCTGTGCCCCTCCATCGCCCCAACTGATGCTGGTGAGGTCGCGTTGCGGCCACACGAGCATGCCGTGCTCGTTGCAGTTCACGCCGTCAAAGACCGACAGGAGGCCGCCGTTGATGAACGTGTAGTCCGACATGCGGACCATCTGGCGCCAGTTCTGCGCCAGGTACTCGTAGTCGATGGCGAAGCACTCCTGCAGGCCCTTCGAAGAGCCGTTACGGAGCGCGCCGACCGTGAACCCGTTCTGCGTTAACCGCAAGGATGGCACGTTCAGCGGAGGCGCAGTCACGCGCATCATGTTGGCGCCCTCGACGAAAAACCCCACGTTGTTGACGTAGGCTACCGACGACGCGCTGGGGTACGGCGCGAGCTCCAGGTTCGGTCGTCCGCCAGGAAGGCTAATCGTCGCCTCCTGGCTCTCGTCGAATCGCAGCAGGAAGGTGCTTGCTTGGCTGTCATCGCCAGCAGGTGTTGCGGCGACGTAGTTGACCGAGCCCGCGCGGTAAATGTCGCTGACGATGCGCCATGGCCCACCAAGCGCGCATCGGAGGGCCGTGCTTGTCCCGCCGCTATACGGCACAAGCGGCTCATACTCAGAGACAAAGGTCTCCGTGTAGGCGTAGATCTCGAGGAAGTTGTTGAGCTTGTGCGGGCTCGCCGCGCCAAACGGAGCATCACCCTGCGGATTCGTCGTGGGAGACGCTGATGCGCTGGAGAGGGCGATGTTGAAGTTCTTCTCGTCATCCGTCGAGACGGCCCAGCGATGCACGCAGTGCTCTTGCTGGCCGATGTAGTAGAACGACGTATCGGCCCCACGCGTGGCAAGATTCGGGATATCCGACCCCACGGGCTGCTGGATCATCCCGGAGGTGAGGTTGTAGATCTGTGCGCCGGTCAGCGTGCCCGCGCCGGTGATACCCGTGATGCCGTTCGCGTCGACCGCTTGTGCTACGTTTGCTCCCACAAACGCGAATCCTCCTGGGGCCGGGCCGCCGAGAGGGTTCTGAATCGCAATCGCCTCGATGCCGGTCGTCGTACGACCAACGCGCACCGTACACGTCGCGACGACTGCGCCGCCGACGAGGATGCTGCAGTTCGTATAGGTTCCGGGTGTGTACCCGGTATTCCCCGCGCTGCCTGGCGCCGGCAGCGTCACGAGTTGCACCTGCCGGCTTGGCTCTGGCACCTGCACCCATCGAATCGGAAGGTCGCTCTGATAGCGCCTCTCCGTGAGAACATAGGCAGAGCGAACGGCCGTAAACTGTGCGTCCGATCCATCGAAGTCGGCCGCGCCGACCGTCTGGTACGGCGAGGATGACCTCGGTGTCAGCGTGTACAGGTCATCACGACTGACGCCAATATCGCAAAAGTACACCTGGTCGGAGCCATCATCCAACTCAATGGCAATCGTCCACTCGCTGTTTGGCGTCGGAGTCGTCCCGTTGGCCTGAAATGGCCCGGCAACCGGCACACCACCAGGCGCCGGCCATGCAAGCCCGCTCTTGACGACGCGCTCCGTATTGGGCCCACCCGTTTGCCTCCGCGGAGCCTGCGCCGTGGCAAGCACCGCAGAGAGGTCGTCCGTCGTTTGGAAGCCGATAAGGGGGATGTACTTGCCGCCGACGTATGCCAGCGACCATACCGTGCCCGCAACGGACGGCCTAATCATGCCGGCCACAAGCTGCCCATCCAGTCGGTCCGTTCCCGCGATGCCGCCTTCTCCGCTGGCGTAGTAGCGCGCGACGACGCGCGCAGCGTATCCCACGTTCGCCATCCAGTCGGACGGCCCCGCGGGCAACGCGGACGTTCGTTGATAGAGCATGATGCCGCGGTTGGCCCACGGAAGGAACCCCTCCGTGATGCGAGGTCCGCGGAACAGAATGTCGGGCACTGTTGCAAGCACGCTGACAACGCCCGTCACAGTGTTCACCACACCAGCCGTCGCCTCAATACGCGCCGGCGTGACATTGCTGGCACTGTCCTTTTCGCACATCGCCCAGACAAGCGCTTGCGACGGGACGCCGCCAACGGTCGGGGCGATTGAACAGACGTCGAAGTTGCGGTGAGTGTCCACCATAAGAATGGCGGTCGGCGACGTCAGCACCTTGGCCGTCGTACCGACGATGGCTCCAGTGTCTGGGCTTACAAGGACGTGCTCCACGTTCCCAGTGGCCGCATTCCACCAAAACGCCATAGGCCACACCGTGGACGCCAGGCTGCCCGTGACCGGGAGAGCCACTAGGCGCAGGTTCTTGGCCGACGTGACCTTACTGCCGAGCGGATTCAGCACGCGCGTCGGCGGCACGATGTACGCGTCGGTGCCCACGACCTGCACGGAGTAGTAGACGCTGTTGCCGTCGCCGTTCTCCTGGTCGAGCATCATGCGGTCGGACGAGAGCTCCTGACCGGTGCGCTTGCCCGTGACCCAGAACGTGACGCGCTTGGTCTCGTTGTCGTAGGTGAGGCTCTCGATCTCGATGATGCTGCCACCCGTCGAGGACGTCGACACCAACGTGCCGACGTGCTCGGGAAGGTCGTTGACCTCCCGCCAGCCTCGCTCATCCTGGCCGCCTACCCAGTCGAAGAACTTGCCACCCGACGCCAGGACGGCGCGCGTGCCGCTTGCTGACGAGTTCGCCGAGATGGCCTCCACGGCCGGGCTGACAGGCGACGTTCCGCCCGTGGGGGTGGAGAACGACAGCGCCGGAAGCTTGTTCGCCGTCTGCGTCACGAGCTCCATGCCGAGGCGCGAGTCGAACGCCCCTTTGACGATGGACTGCACGTTGAGGAGCGACTGCATCTCGGGCGGCTGCACCGAGAAGACGTCGTCGTCCTGGTTGATGCCACCCGCCAGCGGGACGTTTACGACGCGCTCTTCCATCAACGAATCTCCAACTGAAGCCTGACGGGGTCGAGGATATCATTCCCGTCCGAGTCTTTGGGCGCGATGTAGCGCAGGCGCATGATCTGTTGCCCAAGAGGCCCTGGCACCGGGACGATCTGAAGGTTCGGCACCGCTGCCGGCGCGCTGCTCGCGAGCGGCGTGTTGGTCAGCACCTTGCCGATGTTGAAGCCGTTCGGCACCCGTCCGAGGTTGTGCGGAACGTCGACCGTCTGGCCAGGCCGAAAGACCACGCCCTGGTCGGGCTTGTTCTTGATGACGCTCTTGACCGTCGTCTGGTTCGGAGGCCCGTTGCGCACAGACTCCGTGGTCTGACGCAGGACGTCCTGCACCTTGTCGAGCGCCTCATTGCCAGAGGGCGCCGGTACGAACTGCTGTGGCTTCGTCTGAGCCATGGCTCACCTCGCCCAGGGATAGGCACGGCGGCTGAGGAGCCGCACGTCTCGCACGCGCTCCGGCTGCGTCGCGTCGCGCTCGGCAGCGTGGATCTCGAACCGCTTGAAGAGCTCGTCGCGGACGACCTTGATCGACGCCGCCTGCTCGATGCTCTCCTCCTTGAGAAGGCACTTGATCGCGGAGTCCTTGACGACCCACTCGTCCCAGCCCGCGCGACCGTCCACGCGGTCAGTGGACACGAGCATCTTCTGCGGCGCCGGGTAGTACCAGACGCGGTAGGTACCCGTCATCATTGGGGCAATCGACACCTTCTCACGCCCGTCGAGGGTGAACAGGCGGTACAGCGGAAGCGCGATGCTTCCCTGGTAGGTGTTCATCTGGCGGAGCGCGTTCTGCTGCTCCCATTGAAAGCGCCGCAGCGGGTTCCAGACGGCGTTGCCTGACGTCGTGTCGCTCGCCCACACGCCCTTGCACTTGTAGAAGTCCGAGTCGAGATGCACGGTCGCCGTCGCCGTGACGTTCACGCCTTGCGTGACCGTGAGCACGGCCGTGTCGACAAGCTGCGTGGTCGTCGTGTAGCCGTTGCCCGCGTTCGTCAGCGTCATGCCGGTGATGGCGCCAGCGAGGGTCGTCAGCGTCACGGTCGCCGTAGCGTTCGTGCCCTGCACGAGCGTGGCGGAACCGTTTGCGTAGCCCGCGCCCACCGTGAACGAGTTGATGGCGCGCACGACACCCGTGCGCCCATCGTTCAGAATGTCGAAGTCTCCTGCGCTACTCGACGCCGTCGAGCTGATGTCGGTGTAGCGCAGGAGATACTCCTGATCGAACATCACCATCCGGTCGTAGAGCTCAGCCCACGACTGGTTGATGTAGGACTGCAACTCCGCGGACGTGATGAACTGCGAGTTCACCATGTCGGCTTCACGCCGCACGGCCAGTTCGAGCTCAGCAAGCGTCCGCGAGTATGCCATCGATCAGTCCTCTTCCTCTTCGTAGTCGCTGCCACAGGACGAGACGGCCTCTTTGAAGAGCTTCGCCGCCTTCGCCCAGTTGCCCTTTGCCTTGGCCTGCTCATAGGCCTGCAGCATCGCGCCCAGTTCGCTGCCCATCTCCATGTCCTCGCCGTCGTCTTCGGAACCCAGGGAGGGCCCGGAGGGTTTCTCCGAGCCCATCCCCGGCTTCTTCTTCCCGATGGCGATCATGAGGGCCATGCCGCCTTTGCCCTTCATCACACAACCGCCGAGCTGTTGCGGAGAAGGAGCTGGAAGGCGATCTGCGCTCCAGGATACGGATCCGCAGGCAAGTTGTTGTGATCGGTGATGAGGACATCGACGTCGCCGTTCGTCGTGTTCACGTTGAGCACACTGGCCGTGATACCAAACGTCACGGTGCCCGCCGCCTTGCCATCAAGACCGATGTTAGAAAACACCGTGCTCGCGAGGCTGCCGTTGGATACACCGGACCCCTGGTTGAGACACAGGGTCGCCGCCTCGACGACAATCGGTGGAAGCGATCCACTGACGCGCGTGCTGTTGAACGCGAATCGGTAGACGCCCGCTGCGACGCGCGAGATGGTCATGTTTGCCGTGGCGGGAGAACCGACCGTATACGCCGTTGCGAGACAGGCTTTGCCAGCCGACTCTTGAAGCGACACACGGAACCCCTCGGCTGCGGTGGGAAATCCACTGCCGAGGTTGGCGAGCAGCGCGGGAAGCAGACGAGCGGCTTTGACCGCGTTGCTGACTACCCACATACTCCCGCTAATGGTACCGGTGCCGGTGCCAGTGGTGAGAGGTACGTCGACTACAGCAGGAGTGCTCGCCGTTCCAATGCCGCCGCCGCTGAACGTGCAGGGCAACGAGCCCGTCGACGACAACGGGTATTGCGTGCCGCCATCGGTGATGTTGACCGATTGAATTGCGCCGCCCGAGACGACAACCGTCGCCTGCGCGGTAGCGATACTACCGTTGGTCACAGTCACACCAGTGAACGTACCATTGTTGTATCCCGCACCGCCGCTCGTGACGGGCGCAAACCCGTCCTGAAGCGTCGAGAGCAGGGTAAAGGTCTGAAGGCCGCTGGTGATGGTGCCGGTCTTGGTCTCCGCGAGGATGTCGAGCCGCTGGATTGCGGTCGGCTCCGTCACGATGAACCCACCGGTCCCACTCGCTCCGCTGACGACACAGGTCGCCGACAGGAACGTGGTGGCCGGCTGATTCGACCCCATCTGGTTATAGAGAGTTGCGTTCAGTGCCATGATGCGGCTCCTTTCTCAGGCTCCGATCAGAGACCGAAGTTGGTGAGGACGATGTTCGCGCCGGGGTTGTTGCAGATGAACTGACCGTAGTGGCCGAAGCGGACCTCGTACTGGTCGTTGTCGTTGACGCGCAGGTAGTCGTTGTTGTCGTAGTCGAGCATCTGCGGCGCCGGGCCGAGGGTCGAGAGCTCCCAGGACGACATCTGAAGCATGAACGCCTTGCTGCGCGGGCAGAAGGGGTTCGAAACGATGTTCATCGGGCCGTTGGCACCGTCGTACTGGATGCTCTTGAACGAGATGCCAGCGATGTTCGACTGCACGCGGTCGTACACGATATCCGTGCCGAGCGACTTCTTCAGATTCTGCAGGTCGAGCGGGTTTACGAAGATCGTGTCCGGCGAGCCGACGCCCTGCACGAGGACGCGCGCCTCGGCCTCCATGAGCGCCTCGTTCATCGGAAGACCCGTGACCGAGAAGTTCTGACCGGCAAGACGGATCGGGTCCGACGTGCGGTTGAGACCCCAGAACGGGGTCGACGTCACGCTCGACGGAATCCAGGCCTGGATGCCCGTCACGACACCTTCGGCATAGCCATTGGCCGCGCCAGTTCCGGGGGCTGCCACTGGGCCGTCGCCCGAGCGCACGACGCGGTCGGTCGCCGCAATCGCGCCAGCGGTCAGGTTCACCACGCCGCCGACGCCAACGACCGTGATGACGCCGGTCTGACGGTTGATGCCCGAGACGTAGACACCGTCGCCCGCGGCAGTCGTCGCCGGGGTGGTGACGCGCGCCACCTGCGGAGGGGCGCCCGCCGGGAAGAAGTCGAGCTTCATCCCGAGGTTGAAGTAGACGGCGTCCGCCGGCGTCGCGAGCGTGAAGGTCGTCGCGGTAAACGAGGCGATAATGCCACGCGTGCCGGTGCCGTCACCGAAGAGCTGGAACTCGAGGTCGGCGAGCTCGTTCGTCGAGATGCCGTCCGTCTCGTTGTTCCAGAGGTCGACGAGCGCGCCGCTCGTGCGGACCGCAGCCTTCATGGTCTCGCCGTCCATGCGGAGGAGGCCGTAGTGGCGCGTGCGATAGACCTGGAAGCGGTTGTAGGTACCGCCGCCGCCGTTCGTGCCAGCGCGCGCGACGCCCTGGGCGATGTTGAACTGGCTCGAGCTGCCCTGCGGGCGCTCGTTCTGGAGCGCGACCACGCGGAACTCGCCGTCGAAGTTCGTCGTCTTCTTGACGAGCGAGAGGAGCGAAAAGTTCTTGTAGAGGGCCTGCGGGAGGGCGCCGTCCGGGTACTTGATCTTGAGGATCGACTTGACGGCATCGAAGGTCGGGTTGCTGTACGGCATGACTGAGACTCCTAATTGGTTGCTTGCGAGGTTGCTTTCTTGACTGCGGCCACCAGAGCTGCCCTCTGTTCGTCAGGAGAGAGCAGCCCAAACGGCTTGCCAGCAGTCCGCGATTCGCTGGCAGCCTTCGTCGTGAGGGTCTTCGCCGGGGCCTTCTTGCCGGCAGGGGCCTCGCCCTTCTGCTCCACGCCACCACCGCCAAACCGCTTCACGCGGTCGGCGTACTTCTTCTCCAGCGCGCGGATGACCTCGATGTCTTCGGGCGGCTCGCCGTAGCGTTCCTCGTGGCGCTCGGCGACGCGAAGCGCCTCGTCCCACAGGCTCTCGACGTCGTCCGAGAACATGTTGAAGAGGGTCGGGTACTCCGCCTTCGTGACCTGCGTCAGGAACTCGTTCCGAGCCTGCGCAATCTGCTGCTCTTGCTGATGGGCCTGACGCTCGGCCATCGCCTCCTCGCGCTCCTTGCGCAGCGCCTGGATCTCCTTCTTGACCTCGTCGAGCTCGCCAAAGGGCACGTCCATGTTGCCCTCGCGCATGCCTGCGTCGATGAGCTCTTGGAAGTCGAACCCGAACTCTTGGAACGTGCGCGCGGGGGCGCGGCGGAGCTTCTTGAAGAGGTCCTCGACGACCTGCTTCTTCGAGTACTCGATGTACTGCGCCGCCTTCTCAAGCTTCGCCTCGAGCTGACGGGCGTAGTTCTCCGCCTTGCGCACGCGCGACTCGGCCGCCTGCCGAATGGCGAGCACCTGCTCGGCGAAGTCCTCCTGCCCCTCGGGCTCCTCGGTCTGCGCCTCGGCACTGGCTTCGGTCTCACCGGCTTCGGCCTCGACGGTCTCCTCGCCCTCGCCGGATGCATCGACCTCGGGCTCGCGCGTGGGCTCCGGGGTCTCGGGCTCCTGCGCGGGCGCCTCCTCGGCCTCCGCCTGGCTGGAAGAGATGACGGTATCCGCTGCTGCGCGCATCCGCGCGACCAAATCGTCAGACATTCATGGCCTCCATTGCCTGTGCCGGCGGCTCTTCCGCTGGCGGTGCTTCTTCCACGGGAGGAGGCGCAACCTGCTGTGCGGCAGCAGCCTGCTGCGCCGCGGCTTCCATGCGCGCCTGCTCGATCAGCGCCTCGATCTTCGTGACGTAATCGTCGAGCACCTCGATGCGGTCCTCGGTCACGCCATCGACGCGCGCCTTGTTGTAGTGCTTGCGAGCGCGGTCGTACGCCACCGCGAGGTCCAGACGCTTGTCCGGGTCCGGGTAGGGTTCGCCACGCAGGATGAGCGACACGGCCTTGTCGACCACGTCGAGGTCCGCGGTCTCAAGGTCGCGCTCGGAGTCGATGTCGCCGATGTTGAGGAGGTTTGCCACGACCCGGCGGTCGGTGATGACCTTGCGGTCCACGAGCTCGAGGACCTCCTGGAAGAGCGCAGCCTTGGTCTGGGAAAGCGCGCTGATGGGCTCGCAGCGGAGCGTGAACTCCTTGCGGTCCATCTGCACCTGCGACCAGTTGATGCGCTCAAGCTGCCCCGAGCCTGGCGCGAGGATCTCGACGTCAATCCCGTCCTCGGATGCCTCTTCGCACGCATCGACGATGAGCCAGCCGATGTCGACGTGGAACTGACGCACAGCCTCGTGCGCCACGCGGAAGCGCGCGTCCTCCATGTCATCGTAGACCGTGAGCGCGCGCCCGGACGCCTGACGAAGGCCCGCTGGCAATACTGACTGCGCGGCCAGTTCCGAAATGCCCTCGTACCGGAGCATGTTCGACGCGATCATGTCCTTGTACGCGTAGGTGTCCGGGTGGACCGGCTGCGGGTTGAACACGACCGGCGGCGTGCCCTCGTACTCGAAGATGGTGCCGACATCGTTGTCGATCTTCGTCTTCGTCATCGTGCCGGCTTGCACCGCGATGTGCGAGCCGCCCATGAGGTTGTGCGCGGTCTGGATCTTCTCGCTGAGGAGGTCGTACTCATCCTGCGGGGCCGCGAGCTCGAGCGCCATCGACGGTCCGTAGAACCCAGACAGCACCGTGTTGGTGCGGCAGAACGCCCAGCCGAAGTTCGTCGAGCGGCGCCACGGCGTCGCCTGGAGGGTTCCGGTGCTGAGTGCGATGACGCGCAGCCCGTCCTTGGCCTTCGAGCCAGACGCGAGATGGATGCCCTCGTAGACCAAGATTTGGTCCGAGTAGCGCGACGAGTTCATGTAGTTCGAGTCGTCGTCCGCAGGCTTCGGGGCCGCGAGGATGGCTTTCGTGCGCTCCGTCGAGCTTCCGAAGAGCGTCGGATCGTTGCCGCCGAACGCTTCGAGCACGACGCCGCGGTCCATGTAGCAGCGGTGGTAGAGGCAGCGCGGCGTGCCGTAGCGGGCCTCGGGCTCGCTCACGAGCATGTCGAAGGCCGGCACTCGCTCGATGACCACCTGTCGGTCGTCGCCGATGTACACCTTGACCATCGCGATCCCGAAGACGAGCTCGTCGAGGAGCAACTGCGGGTAGATTTTGGAGTACTGCGCAGCCACGAAGGCACCCGCCAGGAAGCGATCCAGTCGCTTCGCTCGGTACCTTTGCAGGAAATCGCCTCCCACGGTCACGGTGCTCGGCAGCGGCATCTGCCGCGCGAGCTTGGCCTGCATCGTGTGGATGGCGTTGCGCGCCACGTTGAACGACACCCGGTCGTCCCAGACGTTTCGCACCGGCATGCCGAACATTTTCAGGTCGGTGCCGTACACCTCCGCCGCGCGGGTCCACATTTGACGGCGATACGTCGTCTCATTGCGGATGGCCGTGACCGCTCCCACCAGGGCGACGTACGGATCCTCCTTCTGCTGATGAAGGAGCCACCATGCATCCGTGGTTTCGGAGATACCCGCCATTTCTGGCCCAGTATCCCCAAGTTATCGTGACTCTCAAGCGAGAAAGCGTCGCTTTTTGGCCAATCGGTCAGCTTTTCGACGCATGGTCTTTTCCAGCGGCAGCCAAATCTGCTTTTCCTCTTCCGTCATGCCGCCGTAGCCATCCTCGAACGATTTTGCCGTGTCGGTGGGCTGCTGCTCGTGCCATCTCGTGAGCGCCATGCACACCGCGGGGGCGTAGTCGGCGTGCCTGCCGTCGTTCGTCTTGCCGAGGTCGATGGTGATGCCGCTCTGAGTGTAGCGGCGCACCACTCGCTGCAGGTCTTGCTTTACAAGCGGGTCTGGAGGGAGCTCGACCTCGCCCATTTCAAACATCGTGCGCAGCGTGAGGTATCGCTTCGTGCGCTCATTGGCCGACCAGGCGTGCGGAACGAGTACGAGGCCCACCTGGTGCGCCAAATCTCGCAACGCGTCGCCCATGTACTGGTCGCTGTCGAGCACCGTCACACGATACGCCTTCAAGATGGTCGCGATCTCCTTCAGGACCGTGGCCGGGGACAAGGGATTGGTAGGACTTCCGGTCCACTGCTTGGCCAGGCAGATGACTTTCTCCCTGCGGCCCTGGCCGGTGGCCACGACGAGCGTGAACGAGTTGCCGCGCGTGGCCGGGTCGATGGCCGCGGTGTAGCGGATGCCCTGCTGCGGCGGCGAGGTGATGGGCGTCTCGCGCGTAGCGCCTTCGAGCATGGCTGTCGTGAAGAGCGCCTCCTCGGGATCTGCAAATTCAGCCTCGATGTCGGTGCGATAGATGCGCGGGTCGCGCTTCGCGATCTCGAGCTTGTCAGGCGTCCAGATGATGGGCGCCATGTCGTACGCCGGCGCCTTGATGACGATGCAGTCGCGGTCGGGCTTGCCCCAGCGGTCCTTCACAAGGTCGTAGAGAAAGCCCATCGGAGCCCACGGAGAGCTGATGTAGACGAGCTGAGCGCCAGGAAGGATGCGTAGGAGCACTGCATCGCGCAGGTCGTTGACCGAGACCGCTGCGTCGTCGGCGCCCCAGCGCGCGACCTCGTCCATGATGACGCCTGCGGACCAGCGAGCAACGAGCGAGGAGCCTGCCTTCGAGGCCGCGACGACCTTGATCTCGACGGGTCGGCCGCTCGGGTGCTTGACCATGAGCGTGTCGGCGGTGGGCGTCTCGAGAATCAGCTTCGAGAGCAGCGGAGACGCCATCATCCTGCCCACGATGTGACCGAAGATGACGTCTGCGAGGTCCTTGCTCAGCGAGACGATTGAGATGCGCGGGATCTCACCTGGTCCAAGACGCGTAAGGTCTGCTCGCTGAGACCAGTATACCGCGAGCGCCGCGGCGCTGAGGCTCTTTGCAGTTCGGATACCTGCCACAATAGCGACTTCACTTGGTCGGACAGGCGCCGGGAGTGTGCCGCCACACGCGCGGAGGACCACGTCATCATCGCCCAGCTCGTCCAGAGCGCGACCATCAACGATGCGCGCGATGGCTCGCTGAAGAGGTGAGGCGGTAGTGAGAGCAAAGCCAAGAGGACTGGTGAGAAGACCCTCGAAGTGAGTGAGGCTCTTCTGCGCCAGTTGCTCTTTGACTCGGGCCTCGAAGCTCGCGAGTACATGGTCAGCTTGGGATGACTTTGCGGGGACGTCCGCGGCGCCTGACTTCTTCAACCTTCGGCTCCTCTACTTCCTCGATGGCGGCTTGCTCGGTAGATTCGACCGGCTCGGCAAGAGTGCGGAGCTCGACGACGTTGGAGAGGGGGACGCGGATGTCGCCAGAGCAGACGAACTCTCCCTCGAGACGGAGGTCGGTGTGCTTTGGACGAAAGAGCGTGGTGGTGACGCGGGAGAACTCTGCGGGATCGGAGACTCCGCGGAGGAAGACGGCGCGCTGGAGCGAGATTTTCTCTGACATTGTCGTTCTGCTTTCTTGATGGCGGCCACGAGGGCCTCGATGAATGGAATCCCCATCGTCTGGGTGGACGTGAGGTCGGGGGAGACGAACTTGATCTCCTTGCCGAAGGAGTGGATGTGCCAGCCTGTGAAGGCGGTCACGATGTCGCCGTACTTGCGCCATGCGTCGCAGTATGCCTTCGAGCGCACGAGCATGCGCCCGCCGGGGACTGCGCGTTTGTCACTGTCGCTCATTGCGCCTCTTGAAGTGGCCAGCCGAACACATGGAGCAGGTGCCCGTATAGGGCACGCGCCCGTCTTTGACCCAGCGGAGCCACTGCTCAAGCACTTCGCCCTTGTAGCGGCACTTGGTGCAACGCACGAGGCAGCGGCGCTTCTGGGCGAACGTCTGCGGGTCGCCGGGGTCGATGACTTCGAGGACGCCGGCAACGTCGCCGGCCTTGAACGCGATGGGCCTGCGCTGGCCTGGTTGGTAGAAGGTCGCCATGTTCACTCGTCGATTGGGAGGGTGACCTCGTAGGTCTGCCCGCTCTGCCATGCGTTGAAGTCGTAGTACCCAGACTGACGGTACTCGATGAAGAGCGCGTCGTTCGGGGCGCGGTAGAACCCGTACTCGTCCGGGCCAATCTCCTCGCGGCGACCGTCTGGGTAGACGGCGAAGACTTTGACCGTCATGGCGCGGCCTCCAGTGCGGCGACCATCGCGCCTACCTCTGTTTTCGCGCTTCCCAGGCGGACCCAGTTTTCCGCAAGGTGCCCGCACTCCCACCAGCTATTTGGCGCGCCCCGCTGATCTGCGGTGCGAATGTTGGGCATCCCATACGCCTCCCGCACCAAGTGCAACAGGCCACCGATGGTGCATGGATCGGCAAGATCCGGCACTGGCACGGCGGCGCCGCTTTCCAGCGTCTTCATGCCGCGTAGCCATCTCCAATGCCTGCATTTGACGGTCCTGCGGCCGAGGTCTTCGATGTTCATGGCTTCCACCTCTTGGCCATGTAGGCCTCAAAGTCGCGCTCGAATGTGCGCAGGTAATCCTCGTGCAGCTCGAAGATCCTGCTGCTCTCCATGTCTCCGTGCGGCCCCAGCGTGCAGACGACGGTGCCGTACTTCGTTGGCGTGAAGTAGAACCACGGGTCTTTTTGCTTCTTCTTCATGGCTCCCCCGGAATCGGCGTACCGCCGACAATCTCGGCAGCGTGCTCGCGAGTGATTGCGTGACCAAGCCGGTCGCTACCGAAGGCAATGAGCCGCGCCGCACACGCATCGCGCATGACTTCTGCACCTCGGCGGTAGTACTGCTCCGCCAATGCCGAGCCGAAGCTGGCGCGCGCTTCGTTGTAGCTCTCCCGCGTGACGCGCACCATCTCTCGCAGTGCGTTCACCTCGTCCATTAGCGCTTCGACCATCAGCTCTGCATCTTCTTTGATCGGGGAAGTCTGGTCTGGCCGACGACGGGCATAAATCGCCCTTGCGTTGGCGCGAAGTTCTTCGCTGGTCATGGCTCCTCCCACATCGGCGCGCACAGGCGGCGATAGGCGTCGCGGTACGCCTCCCGCGTCGCGCGAAGCTCTGCGTCCTGGTTGGCCACGCGGACGAGCAGCTCGTCGCGCTCGTCGGTGAGCAGCTCCACTTGCCGAGCGAGGCGTTCGATCTCCTCGCCCTCGCGCTTGCACATGACCTGCCAATGCGTGCTCGCGTCGGTCAGGCGCTCCACCTCGGCGCGCGCTTCGTCGCGCTCGCGCACGAGGCGGTCGTACTGCTCAAGGCTGCGCTCGGCCTCCACGTCGCGCTCGTCGAGAGCAGTGGTGAGGATGGCGATCTCCAGGTCTGCCTCGGCCTTGGCGGTCGTGAGGGCGAGGATGGTTTCGCGCGCCTCGTCGAGCTGCCGCGCCAGTTCGAGCATGGCGCTCTGCGCCGTGCGGCCCTGCATGCCTGCGGACTCCCAGGCGAAGAGGGAGAGATCGCGCTCGCGGGTCACCTCGGCGAGGTTCAGCGCGCACACTTCCCAGTCCGTCCGTGCCGCGTTGCGTTCCTGCACCGCGTCAACGAGCCGCGCGCGGAGCTCGTGGCGCTCGCGCGTGACGGTCTCAAGCTCGGCCTCGAGCTCCTCGATGGTCTTCATGCGCGCTTCTCCCAGTCGCGAGCGAAGCGTTCCTTCAGCTCGGCGAGTAACTCATTGGGTGCCGCGTCGAGCGCGTATGCGCAGGCCTCTTCAATCGTTGCAGCAGGGAACACGGTCGAGCGAGCGCACGCCTGATAGTAGAGCGACTTGCCGCCAACGACGGTGATGCAGTACCTCCAGTCGCCCGCGTTGATCTCGCGCACCTCCACGCGCTCCGCTTCCCAGGCCTGTTTGACGCTTTCTGTCAGTTCTTCGACGGTCTTCATGGCTCGGGCCTGCGGGTGAAGGCGACGCGCTCGACGACGACGGTGTGGCGGTCGTACTCACCACCGTCGACCTCGACATGGGCGATGTCCTCGCCAGCCGTGTAGAAGGCCAGGTAGCGCTTGCCGCCGGCGCGCGTGCGAAGCTGGTCGGCAATGATGCCAAAGACGGTCATGGCGGCGTAGCAGTCCTCGAAGGCGCCATGCATGATGGGGCGCTCGTCCTTGTCGTACGGGAGCTCCATGACGAGGAAGATGTGGTCAGCCATCGGAGGTCTCCTCGTCGGAGGTGGCGCAGAGCCCCCAGCGGACGCAGCCCTGCTCTTGGGGTTCGGCGGCGAAGAGTTCGAACTGGCGACCGCCGTAGCCGGTCATGGCCCACTGCATGACCTTGTCGATGGGCCAGCACTCCTTGCCGGTGCCGGTCTTGGCTTGGAACCAGCCAGGGGGGTTCTTGAGCTCCTTGCCTTGCTCTTCGTTGCGCGCCTTGGCCTTGATGGTGACGAGCCCCTCAAGTTCGCGGAGCTTGTCGACCCTGGCGGGGTCAATCTGCTGAAGGAGGCGGAGCTCGTCCTTCTTGGCGTAGACGCACGGCCAGCAGCCGACACGGGTCGCGCCCTTGAGGTAGAGCGGGTTGGGCCTGAGACCGTGGCGTTTGTGGATGTCGATGACGTCTTGCTCGGACCAGGTGAGGAGCGGGCGCCAGACCTCGCAGTCGAAGCCGTCCTGCCATTCCCACTCGGGCAGCTTAGAGCGGGCGATGCTCTCCGCTGCGCGGACGCCGACCGCGTTGACGACCTCGCCATGCTCATCTTGCCACTTGGCGATGTGCTTGGCCATGGGTCTGACCTTGAGGAGCTGGGTGCAGAAGCGCTGCACGCGCGAGGGGAACATGCCCTTGTGGAGGACGAGCTCTTCCATCTGCCGCGGAGGGGTGACCCAGGTGATGGGGCCGATGACGCGGGTGAGCTCACCGCGCAGGTAGTCGTAGGTGTCTGGGTGTTCCCACCCGGTGTCGAGGAAGACGCGCTCGTGCGCGATTCCCTGCTCGGTCAGCCAAAGCGAGAGAGCGGCGCTGTCTTTTCCCCCGCTAACAGACGCGATGACGTGTCGAGATCTCAACCTCTCCAAAAAGTCGCCCATCGAAGGCCTCCATTCGCGCGGTGATTAGCACACCCTAAAAGACTCTGCGTCGATATTCGATAAGCCCAGTGTCGAATCTGTCTTCCAATCATACGTTAACTAGGTCTATGGGGGGACTGAGGGGGGTCTCTCTTCAGTGCGGCGTGTGAGTGTGCTGTAGCCGGTCAGGCGCAAGCACCTCACCAAGCAAGCGCGAGGCCTTGGAGGGGACGCGCTCCGCGGGCCCGGACGCTCGGTAGCGGAAATTTTTTGAGGGTGCTCCCCCCTACCCCCGGGGCAACGCGAAGTGCAGAGGGGGGCCGGTAGCTGACAGCGTTTCGAATGCTCGCATGAGCGCTGCTTCTGACGCGCTTGGACGCGATGCGTTATGCTTGCGCGAATGTTCGGAGCGTGGCACGCGTGATGCCCCTCCGACGCTCCGCCCCTCCGACGCTCGCCAGCGACACCACGCGACGAGAAGACGCGGCGCAACCTACCAGTGCGACCGACGCACGCACGGCGCCGTCAAGGGGCACGCACGGGGCAACGGCGCGTCGCACGGAGATCCGCAGCGCTCTCGGCGATTCCTTGCGCGACTCTGACACATGGGTCAGCGCTGACCACAACGGGTCACGATTGACCCACGCGACGATACGCGGCGAAACGCTGAGAGTTAACCACGCGACAGGCACTTAGACGGGGTACGCGTTGACCCACGCTTGGCATGCCTTGCTTCGCCGGTAGCAATGCACGCCACTCGCAAGAATGCTGCGCGCTAGCGCGAATTGGACACGTTGGCACGCGAGTCGCAAAGGGGGTTACGTCCGCGGCACGGTCCGCTGACTCGGCGACGGCGATCCCGTCTTGGTTGCGCCTTGTGGCGCTCTCCCCAATCGCATGCGCGCAGGCTTTGCCTCGCGTTCACCGCCCACGCTTGCGTGGACGTCGACTCGTGCCGGGTACTCACTCCCGGGTAAATCCGTCGACGGGTGAACGTGTGCCACTGACTGACTCGGAGTGTAGGACAGACTCCCCACGCGCTTGCTCATATGCACCATGCGCCGCTGTCGGCCAAAAGCACCCTGAACCTGGGGGCGCATGGGATCACGCGTTCGAACGTCGCCCCGGTGGGGTGTCGACTCGGGCGCAGTAGCATCGCGAGCGGTTGCGGAATACCCCTGCCGCTCGCGTGTTACCGTCGGTTCGCAAGTTCGCTCGCGTGTCGACGGTAGCACTCACGCTACCACTGGAGGCAGAATGGAACGCCCCCGAACCTGTTACGACGTCTTTCGCGCGCCGTTCGACTTGGACGCCCGCATGCGAGACACCGTCGCCGCGGCACAGCGCGCGAGCGACATTCACGGAGTCGCCGCCGCGCGTCGCGACTTCCACGACGCCCTCGAACATATCCGCATGAACTGGGACTTGCGCAGTTGGTACACGTTCGCGCTCGGCGCCGACTGGTACGGCGCGCTCTGGCAGGAATGGGAGTCGCGCTTCACCGGCGAGATTCCCCGCACGTACGTCAGCCGCGATTCCCTCGGCTGGTTCCTCGGCACCGAATGCGGCGCCTACGACTGCGACGAGTTCGAATCCGTCGCCGGAGCCCTATAGTTTCCCGGCCCCCGGCTCGCGAGCCCCGTGCTCGCTTGTCGCGTCATGCTCGCGACCACGTCGCCTGCATGCCGCGCCAATTCCGGCGCTCGATTGGAGGTAACCTTGCCAGGTTACATCTTGTATCAGGGTCCGTCCCTGTTCGATGGCGAGGATATCGTGGTCATTGCCACGACTTCTTCGCGCAACGTCAAAACGCAAGACATGGTTCAAACCTGGGTCTTGCGTCGCGACATCCGCCCGGACCACGCCGTCAAGCGTGGTCTCGACGCGACCATCTGCGGCACCTGCCCCTACCGGGGCGGAAACGGCTGCTACGTGCTCGTGTGGAACGCGCCGCTCTCCGTGTGGAACGCGTTCCATCGCGGCTCCTACGAGGACATCTCCGGCGACCTTGACGCGATCGCTCGCGTCGGCGCTGGTATGCGCGTCCGCCTCGGAGCCTACGGTGACCCCGTCGCCGCGCCCATCGACATCTGGGAGGCGCTCGTCGCCCAGTCCGCCGGGCATACCGGCTACACGCACGCGTGGCGGCAAGCGCCGCGCGAGTTTCGCGCGCTCCTCATGGCGAGCGCCGACAACTCCGACCACGCCGCACGCGCCCAGCTACTCGGGTGGCGTACATTCAGACTGAACCTCGACGGCCAGCGCGAGCGCGGCGAGATGACGTGCCCCGCGAGTAAGGAAGCGGGCATGCGCACATCGTGCTCCGAGTGCCGCGCCTGCGACGGGCAACGGCGCGAGGGGCTGAGCGCGAAGAACGTCACCATCCGCCTACATGGCGCGACGACATCGCGCGCACGCGCTGCAATCCTTCAACTCGGAGCACCATGAGGATCTCATCTTTTGCCAAGCGGGCTATCCGCGCGGCGTCCGTGCGCTACGCCGACGCCAAGACCTGGGGCGCGCAAACGGACTCGTACGAGTCGCTTCGCGACATGATCGCTGTCGCCATCGGGCTGCCCGATTCCACCACGGCGGACTGCACCGTACTCGACGTGCTCGGGCTCTCCGAGGACGAGTACGGCAACCCCGATGCCGTGCTCGCGGCGATTGACGACGTGTCCGCACACGAACTGGAAGAAGCCGGTTTCTGACGACCTGCGCATCCGAGCCTCGCTCGGGTGCCGCCTTCAGCCCTCGACGGTCTCCGTCGTCGGTTGACGGCGGCTTGCCGCAGAAAGGAGCTGCCATCATGGCACCCGACGTCATCATCATGGAAAGCATCGCCAAGCGGCTGGAGGCGGGCACCTATCGCCCGCGTCTTCCCGCGGCCCCCGTTCCCGCTCCGCCCCAATCGCTCCTCCGCGACATCGCGTTCGCGCTCCCGCGCGTCGCGATCCTGTTCGGAGCCCTCGTCGCCCTCTACGGGGTGACGCCGTGAGGTTCGACAGTCCCCACAGCTACGTCGTCAAGACCCGTCGAGGCTTCGACGCGCGGTGCTACGTCACCCGCGCCGACGACCTCAACGCGCTTGGCCGCGTGGTGGACGAGTCGTCGCACCGCACGCTGGCCGCGGCGGTCAAGGCCGCCAAGGCCTTCCACCGCACGCACGGCGGAACCATCCGTCTCCCGGAGGAGTCATGAACTATGATCGAGCCGTTGCCCTCTGCCGCCAGGTGCTCGCCGCGCAGAGCGACGTCGCGCCAACGACCCTGGCGGACAACTTCCCGCCCAGCTACCGAATCGAGCCCATCGGCGGGTCGATGATCAACGTCACGAACCGTGACGCCACGTTCACGCTCGACGTCGAGACCCGGTCGGTCACGATCTGGCCAACGGACCGCTGCTTCTCCATCCGAGAGCTTCGGGACCTGCTCGCCATGGCGATGGACTTCGAGCACGACATCGACGACGAGACCTGGGAGGCCGCCGAGCGGCTGATTGGGTGGGACGAATGAACACGCACGTCATCGTGGACAACGCGTCGACCGGCTACGTGGTCTACGTGCCCGGCATGGCCGCCGTCTACTTCCACGACCGCGAGGAGGCGCTCCGCTTCGCGCGCTCGATGCACCGGTGGCCACTGTTCGACGCCACATGGGAGTTTAACGATCCCGACTGTTGACGCGCCACGCGTGGCGTGTCAGTATCTAACCCGAACCGCGCCGAGTGGCGCTTAGGAGGAATGATGGATCCGATTCCGTGGGCGCGCGCTGACGTTCAGCGCGAGTACGTACGCTGGTGGAGGCAGTGGGGCTGGGAGTACCGGCTCGACTTCCTGCACGATGACCGCCCATACCGCAAGCGCGTGGGCTGGGGCGGCGACACTGTCGAAACCACGCTCACGCGCTACGGCGCGTCGGGGTGGGAGTACCAGCTGCCCGTGGTGGTCGAGGGTCACTTCGTCCCCGCCGAGCGGGGATGCACCCTCACCCCGGACATCCCGGCCACCTGGGAGGATGTCGAGGTCCGCTACTTCCGCCCCGGTCGTGGCTGGAAGTGGCTCGAGCTCACCGAGGATGAATTGGAATGGGCGCAAGACGTACTCAAGCGCCAACGAGAAAGGATTTGGTGGTGACCATGAACGACGATAGCTTGACCGACGCACGCATCGTGCCCGTGGACGACATCATCGCGACCCTCGAGGCCGCGCGCATCGCCATCAGTCGCATCAGTGCGCTGCCGCGCCGTGCTGACGACGGCGACTCGTACCGGCGCGGGCTGCACACTGGCGTCCTCCTCGCGGAGGCGTCGGGCGCGAACCTGTCCCTTGCAAGCCTCATCCACGCCATCCGGCAAGCGCATGGGTGAGTTCCTCATGCTCTGCGGGGTGCTCGTGTTCCTCGGCGCGAGCGGCTCCGCCCTTCAATTCCTCATCATGGGCGCCTTCGCGGCGCTCTTCACCCCCTGGCCATGGCTCGCCCTGGCCGCCTTGCTCGGAATGGAGAAGAAATGATCGCCTACCAAATCGACAGAGCGGCGGGTAAGAACGCCGACCGGGTCAACGGCCGAACCTTCGTGACGCTTCGCAACGCGATGCACTACATCGCCATCCTCTACGCGCACCCCATGGCGCGCGAGTCGGTGTGCCGCACCCGGCCAGTCGACGGCGAGTGGTACGTCTACCGCCGCCCCGCGGACCGTCTCGCCGACCGCAACGGCGCCGCCCCCCACCTTTTGCTCGCGGTCGTGCGCCGCGTCGAGGTGCAGCCGTGAGCGCCACCCGCTACACCGCCGCCGCTGGCGAGCCCGTCACCGCGCGTGACTGGCTCGACACCTACGCCGCCCGCGCGTACGAGCGCCTCGGCGAGTACCTCGCCCGGTACGAGCCCGACCTCACGAGCGAAGGCCTTGCCCGCGTGGCCCGCGCCTACGCCCTCGTGACCGACGCTCCCATGAGCGCCGAGGCGCGCTACGACCTGCGCACCACCCGGCGCAACGTCGCCGCCACCATCGAGCGCCTCGACCGGCGCGCGAACCTGCGCCTCGCGGGTCTCGCCAGTCGCGAGGAGCACATGGAGACCCTCGGCCACCTGTCGGAGGCGCGCGAGCTGCTCGCCGCCATCGACCTCGTGCTCAAGGACATCGAGTCGTGAGCATGCCGACCACCCACGAGCGCACCGCCGCGACCACGTCGGCGTTGCGCGAAGTGGAGGCCGAGCTCGTCGCCCTCATCCGCCGCCTCGACGCGCGGGTGACGGCGCTCGAGCTTCGCCTCGGCGCGCTCGTGCTCGGCGCCACCTGCCACCCCGAGTGGGTCAGCCCTGGCGCTGGCCCCGCCGCCAAGGCGCGCCGTGCCCTCGTCGTCGAGACCGTCATCGGCGCCGCTGGCAAGAGCGGCATGACCTTCGCCCAGGTCGCCGCCTACCTCCACGTCCCCGCCGCACGTCACGACGTGCTGCGCGAGGACATTGCCTACCTCTGCGAGGCTGACCGCCTCGTCCGCACATCCAGAAACCACGCCAAATGGAGAACCCCGTAATGCCCCGCAAGACCACGACCACCGAGACCGCCGCCCCGATCATCAACGAGGAGGCGCCCACGCTCAAGCTCTGGAACGCCGTGCAGGCCACCGACCCGGCCTACACCAAGTCCTTCTCGCGAAGCGGCGGCTTTCGCGGCACCGCCATCAATCACACCTACCAGCAGAAGCGTGCGACCGAGGCCTTCGGCCCCAAGGGCATCGGCTGGGGTTCGACCGTGCTCGACGAGGGCATGGAACACGGCGCCCCCATCGTCCATGAGAAGCACGGCGTCATCGGCCACGAGAAGGTGCATGTCCTGCGCATCGAGCTCTGGTACATCCTAGACGGCCAGCGCGGCGCGGTGCAGGCCTTCGGCCAGACGACGTTCGTCGGCAGCAACAAGCACGGCACGTTCACCGACGAGGAGGCTCCCAAGAAGAGCCTCACGGACGCAGAGTCCAAGGCCCTCGCGTCCCTCGGGTTCAGCGCCGACGTGCACCTCGGGCTCTTCGACGACAGCAAGTACGTCAACGACCTGTCTGCCAGGGTGGCAGAGGCCGAGAAGCCCAAGGGCCCGACCCTCGAGGAGCTCGTCGCCGCCGTCGAGTCGGCCACCACCCTCGACGAGCTGCGCGCCGCTGGGCAGAAGGCCGCTAGCCTGTCGCCCGACGACCGGGCCAAGCTCAAGCCGGTCTACACGGCCAAGCAGGAGAGCCTCAAATGACCACGCACCGCGAACTTGCCGCTCGCGCGGTGGCCTGCAAGCACTGGCGCTTCTTGCCTGGCATGCGCATCGCCGGCCACAACACCGCGGGCCGGCCGGCAAGCATGCGTCTGCTCGACATTCCCGGCTCCGCGTGGCCCGAGTTCTGGGTTGCGGAAACCCGTAACGCCGAGGAGGTTCGTTTCCTTACCGGCGTTCGCGACTCCGCGTTCCTTCCGGACCTGACCGACGCATGCACACTTGGCGGTGTGCTCGATCTTGTTCGCTCTACGTCGAAGACCGCAAACCCGAGTGCGGTCTGCAACGTACGTAGCGAGTGGTACATGAACCCGTGGCATACCGCGTTTCCACACGCCTCCACTGAGGCTGAGTGCCTCGTACTTGCACTGGAGATGGCGCAATGAACCTGCCCGTCCTGTCCGCGAGCCGGTCCGACCTGCTCGCCTGCGAGCTTGCCACGAGGCTGCCCTGGGATGAGGCTCCCGCTGGTCCGGCGGCGCAGGTAGGCACCCGCTTCCACGAGCTCGTGGAAGGCGCCATCAAGGCGCGGGAATGGGTGCCCCTCGACCCGCTCGACGCCGCCTTCGAGGTGCCGCTGCGTGCGGCGCTTGAGTGGTTCACCTCTACCGCTGCCCCCGACAGCGGCGAGGTCCTGCTTGAGCAGGCCTACGAGCTCAAGCCCCTCGGCGGGTACACGCACGAGCCAGGTCGGCGCGAGCCCCACTGGCGCGATACCATGACCTGCACGGTCCTGCCGAAGCGGGGCCACCGCGAGTATCCTCGCGACCCCTCGGCGTTCTACGGCACCGCCGACGTCGTCCTACTCGACGGCCGAGGTGGCGCCCACGTATGCGACTGGAAGACCGGCCGCCGCTCTGACGGCCACCGCGCCCAGCTCCTGAGCCTCGCGCTCATGGTCGCCGAGGCGCACAAGGTCGACCGCGTGCAAGCGACCGCCGTCTACGTCGACCTCAAGACGGGCAAGGTGAAGACCGAGTCCTTCGTCGTCGACAGCTTCGACCTCCACGTTCACGCTGGTCTGCTCGTGCGCATCTTCAAGAGCCGCGTGGTGGCTGGCGCCATGCCCGACCCGGTCCCCGGGAAGTACTGTTTTTTCTGCCCCGCAGTGGGCTGCCCTGAGAAACTCCGAAAGTGATGACCATGAACGAAGACATCCGCCGCCTTGAGCAAAAGATCGACGAAGTCCTCAAGCTCCTCAAGGACATGCCCACCGGGACGAAGCCCGGCGGCTTCTCCCTCAAGACCGTGAGCGACAGCGACCTCGACGGGAAGTACGGCAACCCCGAGGTGCGCATGGTTCCCTCGAAGTGGACCGGCCAGGACTACAAGGGCTGGAAGTTCAGCGACTGCCCGGCCGAGTTCCTCGACGAGCTCGCGGGCATGCTCGAGGCCATCGCTCGCAAGCAAGCGCAGGACCCCGTCAAGGCGAAGTACGCCGACTGGTCGGCGAAGGACGCCGCCCGCGCCCGCGCCTGGGCCGAGCGCCACCGCAAGAACGGCGGCCCCGCCAAGGCCGCGCCCATGCCCGACGACTGGAACGACACCATCGGCGGCGACACCGGCAGCGACGCATTCCCCTTCTGACCTGGAGAAAACCATGAAGACCATCGCAGCAATCGCCATCGCCCTCATGCTCGCGAGCCGCACCGAAGCGGCGCCCGAGCAGCCCGAGCCCACCGCCGGTCGGTGCATGGGGTACCCGCCCTTCTGCCCGTACGGCCAGGCCCCGCTCTGCGTCTGCCAGGACGACTACAGCTACAACTGCATCTGGATGTGCGCGAGCACCCGCTGAAACAACGAGACCGCTGGTAGGCGCCCTTCCCGCGTGACGTCCTACCGGCGGCTCTCGCCCCCTCGCAACAGTACGAAGGACCACCATCATGCCATCGAAGAACGTTCAGATCCACATCGTCATCAGCACCGACACCCGCATGGCGACGCGCGCCTACGGCCGCGACGAGAAGGGGTGGTACTGCGAGATGAGCACGTCCGAGCACTGCGATGGCGCCCCCGTGACCGAGCACGAGACCGAGCCCTTCGACTTGTCCTGCACCGACCACGCGGTGGCCGACGCCCTCATGGCGGTGCATGCGGCGTTCGGCGTCATGCTCGAGCCCGGGGAGCGGCTGCCCAACCTCGTGCCCGTCGAGCTCAAGGCGCCGACCCAGGGCTCGACACTGAACTGAACCCGTGGCAGAAAAGGTTTGCCCCCGGTCGTTGCAAGCGACCGAGGGCGGATATCGTTCAGGGCGAAGAGAAGACTAGCGCGGGCTTGTCCGCCTGTCGAGATCTTCGCCACAGCCTCGGTGAAGATCATGGCCCAGTGGTACAAGCAATACACGAGCGAGCTGGCCTCGCTCGAAACGCTGCTGCGATGCGGCAGGCAAGACGTCATCACGGCGTGGTTCCGCGTCGTGCGGCACGCCGTCGAGCGCGAGGCCGACGAAGTGCCAGAGTCGATGCGAGGTGACCTTGAGCTTCTCGCGGAGTTCGGGTTCGCGGTCTCGTTCGGCGAGCGATGCAAGGACCTCGTTGACCAGCGCGAGGCAACCAAGCGGTGGCGGTCCACTCGCTCAGCAACATCACGTGATATCACACAAGGTCACGTGGCATCACGTGGTACCACAGAATCTCACGAGATCTCAGGTGATATCCTAGAAGAGAAGAGAATAGAGAAGAGGGAGAAGAGAGAGAGTAAGCCGCGCGCTGAGCGCACGGCCAAGCCCTCTCTGGAGACCTGGTTTCCGAATGACGCACATCGAGAGCTCGCAAAGGCACAGGGCGTCGACTGTGACCGAGAGGCCGCGAAGATGCGCGACTACCTTCTGGCCAGCGGCAAGCGGTACAAGGACAACGATGCTGGCTTCCGCAACTGGCTGAGTCGCGCGAGACCTGAGCCCGTAGGCCGCCCGACGCTCGTGAGGCCCAACCTCTCGAACAACCTGCTGCAGACTGACCACCCCGATGGAGCCGGCGAGGAGTACTGGCTCAAGGGCATCGAGAAGTACAAGTATGGAGGAACAAGTGGATGACTTGGCAACCCTGATCGCCCAGACCATGGAGGCGACGCAGAAGCTCCAAGAGCTTCACACCCGCAAGCACGAGACCGTCGCCAAGGGCGAGCTCGCCCAGAAGCAGCTCACCGTCGAGGACGCGGTCCACAAGTTCCGCTTCATCCCCGAGCGGTTCCGCGCTGTCGTCACCACCATGCTCAGCAACGGCGTCCCGCGCGCCATCGCCGACCTGACCCCAGCCCTCGACCAGACCGGCGTGTCGGTTCCCTTCCTGACCCTCGTCGGCAAGAGCGGCGCAGGCAAGACCTCGACGGCTCTTGCCATCCCAGTCGCCCGGTACCTCATGGCCTACATGAAGCACGGCCCCGTGAACATCGACCAGCGCCTGCTGTCCTGGCGCTTCCTGCACGCCGACGACATCTGCACCGCGCGCAAGACCTCGAAGCTCGGCGAGGAGCCAGCCGAGCTCCGCAAGGCCATGAGCTGGAACCCGCTGATCATCGACGACGTGATCGGTCAGAAGGACATCGACGGCGATCTCTACCGCGTCATCCGGTACCGCGAAGAGAACGGCTACCAGACGATCATCACGACTGGCATGCTGTCGTCAGCCGTCGAGACCGCCTATGGTCCTCAGTTCTCCCGACGCATGTTCTCGGGCGTCACCAAGATCATCGAGAGGAAGACCTGAAAAGAAGACGGGCCGCGCGAACGCGACCCGCCTGAGCCCAGAGAATGGAGGGAATCTGTGCCTGGGCCTGGTATACATAGAAGACCTGGAGGTATCAATGGGAGCCATCAAGAAAGCATTCAGCCTCAAGGCTGCTCACAAGGACCCGAAGGGCGGGCTCACCGCCGCCGGTCGCGCGGCCTACAACCGCGCCACAGGGTCGAAGCTCAAGCCCGGTGTCCGAGGCCCGGCAAGCACACCCGAATTGCTGCGCCGTAAAGGGTCCTTCCTGGCCCGAATGTTCTCGAACCCTACCGGAGGGGCTCTGAAGCGTGGAAAGCCCACCAGGAGGGCGCTGAGCGCCGCTGCGTGGGGTGAGCCCGTTCCGAGGACGACGGGCGGCATGCTCGCCCTGGCTGCCAAGGGTCGGCGCATGCTCGACCGCTACAAGGCGATCAAGAAGAATGGCTAGGAAGAAAGCTATCGCCCAGTCGGTGGCGGCCACGAAGGCGGCGCAGGTTGGCAAGCTCGACCGTCCGCTCCTGCCGGCCAAGACCAGTCAGCAGGACATCGCCATCGAGGCCGTGGCCAAGCTCATGTACTCGGGCCAGTGGGACTCGGACGCCCGCGAGGCGACGCTCAAGGAGCTCGGCTGCTCGCTCGAGTCCATGAACCGCTACGAGCGCGAAGCTCAGCGCCTCGTGCGCATGAGCATGCGGCACTCCGGCAAGGCCTTCGAGCGCCTCGCCGGCGTTCTCAACGAGGTCATCGACCGCAGCCTGCAGGAGAACGACCTGCGCACCACGGTCATGGCCGCCGGCAAGCTCGCTGACATCACCGGCCTGAACAAGCAGGTCATCGAGCACCGCGAGGGAGACAAGCTCGAAGAGTTCCGCCGCCGCGCCATGGCCGGCGAGGACGTCGAGCAGCTTGCGAAGGAGGCCACCGAGTTCCTCCTTGGCATCGAGTCGGGCATCATGTATCAGTAAGTCAGAGCCTTGGAGGGAATCATGGGCAAGATGCAGCGTGAAAAAGGAAAGCGCGGCGAGCGTGAGCTTGCCGACGAGCTCAAGAAGTGGCTTCCGCAGTTCGCGGACAAGATCAAGCGCGGCCTCCAGTCGCGCGACGGTGGCGAGGTTGCGGACGTCGAGGGCATCCCCGGCTTCTGGTTCGAGAACAAGTGCGGCGCGAAGCCCAACCCACGTGCGGCCCTGAAGCAGGCGCAGGCTGCGGCGCTTGCCGACCAGCTCGTCGTCGTCCGCATTCGCGACGACCGGCAGGAGCCGTTCTTCGTGCTGCCCGCCGAGGACTTCTACACGATGCTCGAAGCGTGGTTCGACCACCAAGAGCTCATGCGCCTGCGGCGGGGGCTCTGATGAAGCGCGCCGCGTTTACTGTGGTCAACCCGGTGCCGGGTGCCGAGCGCAAGGTGCGCTTCGCCTGCTCGTACCGCTTCAGCCTCGAGCCCGTCTACGAGGCCGAGGTGCAGCGTATCTGCAGCGAGCGCGGCGTGCGCGTGTCGAACTTCGTCCGCGATGCCGTGGCCGGGTGGCTGACGAGCAAGGAGTACAAGGCGGGAGCCGCCCGCGGCGCTCGTTTCCACGACACCTACGGGAAGCTCTCGCCGCAGCAGCTCAGCGTCCGGTTCACACCGGCGCTGTTCCACAGCGTGACCCTCGCTGCGCAACGGCTAGGCTTTGGACGTCGCGGCATCTCCGCGATCATCCGCCTCTCCATCGCGCATGCGCTCAGGCCTTCGCCTTCTTCTTCCGACGACGGCTCACGTCCAGAGCAATCGCCAGCGCCTGCTTGCGCGGGTAGCCCTCATCCTTGAGCTTCTCGAGGTTCTTGCCGATGTTCTTCTTGCCGGGCTTCATGGGCATGGGGTCCTCCTAGAGCATGACGACGGTGGGAAGGACGACGTTCGTGAGCTCACGCGTGTAGCGTCGCGAGATGCTGTTCACGATGCGGGAGTATTCCTCCTCGCTGGCGGTGAAGTAGCCGCCGCGCTTGAGCTCGCGCACGTAGCCGGTGGCGTCACCCACCTTGGCGCGCTCGAGCGCCTTCGGGTAGCGCCGGAAGAGCAGCCCCAGGTGCGCCTCGGCGGCCTCGTCGAGCGTCTCCCAGGAGGCGAAGCAGTTCATCCGCTGCTTGCCCGAGTAGCGCAGGGTCATGGTGCCGTTCGGGTTCGTCCGCACGAGCGTCACCTCGGAGCCAGGCTTCGAGGAGGCGAGCTCCGATTGCGCTCGGGCTGTGGGCCAGGTCTCGGTCGTCGTGAAGTAGCACCAGTCGTAGTCTCCGTGCCTCTTCGCGCCGCCGAGGTTGAAGTTCATGATGGCCTTCCAATGGCCAGTCTCCAGGGCGCTCTGGGCGTGGAGGATGTGGAGAACCTTGCGGTCTGGGGGAGCGCCTGTGAGCAACTGCCACGCGGTCCCCAGAGCCAGGAATACTTGCTCGGGAGTCACGGGCGTGCGCTTAGCAGGACGCTCCTGGCCCATCAATCCTCCGTGCCTTCGAGCGCCTGGAGCTTCCGCAGCTTCTCCTCAGCCGCGCTCGGCCCGGCGAGGATGACCTTCGCCGAGGGCACGTTCGCGTAGATGAAGTCGAGAACGTAGGGGTAGTGGTGCTTGAGAAGCTCGAACACCGCCAGGATCTCTGCCTCGGTCACGGCCCCTCCAGCTTGATGAGCACGGTCTTCACCTCGCCGTAGACCTGCACGCAACCTTCAAGTTCTACTTGAGAGTTCGACTCCTTGGCGCACCGCTCGTCCGCCTCCTTGAGCGCCTGGGCGAGGTAGCGGACCGCTCGCTGCGCGGGCGGCAGAGGAGCCTGCGTAGGCCAACGCGGACCACAGCAGCCAGCAAGCGAGCCAGCAAGAACCAGAAGGACAGCCCCTGTCGCATGACGCATCACGACTTGCCTCCAGCGGTGAACTCCGCGATGGACGAGACCATCTTCACCGGGTCGAGCCCGGTCGCACGGAGGAACCGAGTGAACGCCGCGAGGCGTGGGTGGCGCTCGCAACGCTCGACCCACTCCTCGGGCGTACGGGTGCGCAGGATGATGTTCAAGAGGCCGGTGATGGCCGGCCAAATGAACACCGCCCACAGCTCCACCTTGTCGTGCATCACGGCTTCCCCAAGAGGTGGTGGAACTTGCTCTCTACGGCCCACAAGAAGCCGGTGATGATGACGCCCCAGACGACGTTCATGAACTTCTTGGTGCCGCGTTCGGCTTCCAGTCTGAGCTTGCGCCCAAACTGAAGGTCCTCGCGGAAGCTGTTGACGCTCTCGATGCTGTCGATGTCGACGCCGAGCAAGAAGAACGTCTCGCGAACGGCCTTCTCGGCTGCCTCTTCGGCGACGGACTTCGTGCTCGGCGCCATGGTCAGGCCTGCGCCTGCGCAGCCTCGGTCACCACGGGGGCAACCTGCTGCGGCGGGTTGAGCTTCAGACCGTTCGACACGACCTGGAGCGACTCGTTGATCGCGACGGCTTCGTGCAGTTCGAGAAGGCCAGCCTTTTGGGCACGCATCACGATCAGCACGAGGTTCTTGAACGCTTGCTCTTCATTCATCGGTTCCTCCATCCACCGCAGGTGCGGCTTCATCGGAAGGTGCCACGACGGGAGCGGGCTCGTCAACAGGAGCGGGCTCCACTACCACGGGCGCGGTCTCCACTACCACGGGCTCCGGCGTCGACTCGGGAGCGGGCGGAGCAGGGGGCGCGTCGGGCACGATCTCGACGATGGTCAGGCCGAGCGCGGTCGCGGTGTAGGTATAGAGGTAATCGTCGTCGGTGCCCCACTGCGAATAGGCGTCGCCAGTGAGGTTGACCGTGCCGGTCGTGAGGTTCGCGCGCTGCGCGTCCTGGAGCCACCACTGGTAGCTCGCGCTCGTGCCGGGCTGCACGTTGACGTTGTTGATCCACAGCACGGTGGCCGTGGACGGGAAGACGGTTACGGGTTCGATGGTTGCGAACATGGGGGATCCTTACACGGAGAATTGCCAAGTGATGCGAGCGAGCGTCGAGCTTGCGACGGTCGGCAGGTATACGGTGGACCCGGATTGCGCGCCCACGCCGCTATTTCCGCCAGAGAAGTTGGTCGGGACAGCCGCCTCGACCGCCGCAGTTGCGGGCGCCGAAACCGTGGTCGTTCCGGCCGTCGAGGAAAACGTTCCAGTTGAGTTCAGCAGCAGTTCGCAAAAAACCATACGGCCCACGCGTGTCCATCGCGCGCTAGTAACGGTTGGCGCAGTTCCGCCAAAGCCTGCGAGAGTCGGCGTCCATGAGCCGTTTTCCTGGTACGCGTCCAACGTCTGCGTGTCCGCGTTGCCCGGCGTCGCGGGGAGCTTGAGGCCCTGTTGCGAGCCCGCGGCTTGAATCGTCGCGCCGGTGTTGGCGGTGTTGAGAATGACGTTGCCCGAGCTGTCGATGCGCATGCTCTCCAGCGTGCTGCTGGATCGACGGAAGACGATGCTTCCGGCAGAGCCGGAAACGTTGCCGTCGATGTAGAAGTCCGTGCTATTTTGCAGCAGGCGCGTGTGCCCGGACGAGTTCTGCACGAACACTTGGCCGTTGCTTGCGCCGTAGACAGTCAGGCCGCCGGAGACCGGACTCGCCGTGCCGATGCCGACGTTGCCGGTTGATCGCTCGACGGTCATCGCAGGGCTCCACGTTGTGGACCCAGCACGCCGGGAAATCTGGAAGTTGCCGGTGCTGTTGCTGTTGAAGAGTCCCCATCCGAACGTTGCGCTCGCAAGCGTCGCGTTGTTCAGGCTTGAGACAAATGGGATCGTGTCGGAGTTGCCACCGTTCACGAATGCCCAGCACGTGGGAGACGCGATCGAGTCCACGACGCTCACAAGCGAGTTCGTCGTGTTCATGTTCAGCAGGCCCGAGGCGATATTGAGCGCAGAGGTACCCGTCGCAAGGCTCCACGTCTGCGCCGCGCTGCTTGCGAGGTTGCGCGAGACGAACGTGACCGTACTTCCGTTGTCCGTGATGCCGCTGTTGCCCAGCGTCGTCCCCGAGCCACTCCACACCGGGATCGTGCCGGGGGTGCCGGAGCCGCCGACGGGGGAGCCGAGCGGTGCGGATACTGCTTTGAGTGCCATGTCAGAAGCCCTCGCCGGGGATGACTTGAAGCGACCCGCCAGCGGCCGCCGCGATGTGCGCGAAGAACTGATAGCCGCGCTGCTTCGTGATGGTCTTCGTCTGGCCGGGGAGGATCGTGTAGTCCGCGTTCAGCAAAGCCACGACGGCGTTCGTCTCGCCGAAGCGAATCGAGCAACGCACCGCCGAGAGGTTGGTGATCTCGACCGCGCTCGCGTTGTTCGGGAACGCCTGCACCGCAGACGCGACACCGGGGGAAACGAGAACGCCCTTCCCGTAGTCGGGGGCGAATGGCTGGGTGTAGTAGCTCATGGATGCGGCCTCAGATCAGGTAGGTTGCGACGAAACGGTACTGCGTGCCCGCGGCGGCGGGCGGCGACGCTGCGGTGAAGGTCGGCGAGCCCGACTTCGTGAGGGCCGCGCGCCACTGACCGCCGAGGAAGGCGACGGCAAGCTGCCAGCCGTCGAGCGGCGTGCCGACGAAGCCCGTGTTCGTTGGCGGCATGAGCCCAAGCGGGAGGCCGGTGAAGTAGTCCGTCGCCGTCGTGAACGCGAAGCTCGATGCGGCGGCGAGCGTGAACGAGAACTCGAGCGTGACCTGGTTTGCGACCTGCGTGTAGCGCCCCGCGAAGGTCGTGTTGACCGCAGGCACCGCCAGCGTCGGCGAGGGCGTCCAAATGCCCTGCGTCACCGTCGTCGTGTTCTGCGCGATGTACCAAGCCTGCGAGGCGGCGTTGTAGCGCAGCTTGAACGACGAGTTCGCCGCGAGTGCAGTCGGGGCGCCGAATGCGGCGTTCGCTCCGTTCAGGGACAGCGCGAGAGCCGAAACAGACTGTTGGCAGAAGACGAGGAGCTCCGTTCCGTCGGCGATCTGCGCGGCGGCGGGGAGCGTGATCGTCATCGTCGCAAAGGGGCCCGTCGGCGTGATGACGAGCCACGTCGAGGCAGTCGTGCTCGCGACCTGCACGTTGGTCCCGTTGACGTTCGGCGAGGCGTACTGCGTCACGTAATCCGGCGAAACGAACTGCGCCTCGATGTACGCGAGGAGCGTCGAAAGCGACGCCTTCCGCGCGTCGCCGTTGCTCGCCGAGTAGACGGGAAGCTGGTCCGAGCCCGAGAGCTGGTTGAGTTGCGAGAGCTGGTTGATCGTTGGCATCGTGAACCCTTACTCGTAATCGATTGGCGCGTCGTTGCCCGCGAGAAGCGGCTCGACGGGGTGCGGGAGGAACGGGTCGCCCTGCCACGTCCACGGCTTGTTCCCGGCGCCTGCGGGCATCGTGCGCGGGAACTGCTGCTCCTGCGGCATCGCGGCGCGGACGAGGATCGTGTTGTACGCCTCGCGCGCGGTCGCCATCGTCGCGGGGAGGACCTGCTTGCCGTAGCTCGGCGCGAGTCGGCACGCGAGGTTGCAGACGATCGCCTCGTTCGCGCGGTCAGGCACGCCGGTCTGCTCGTCGAGGTCGCTCTGCGTCGGGAAGAGCGGCAGCGGGTAGCCGAGACGGATGCCGCGCTCGTTCCACTCGGCCATCATGCCGTCGAGACGGCGCAGTGCCGTCTGAAGGTCGTTCGCCGTGAGGTTGAACACGTAGTCGGCGAGGCCGATCTCCGTCAGCGCCGCCTCGATGTACTGCCGCTTCGAGTAGCCCATGCGTTAACCCTCCGATGACGTCAGCGCAGACTCGATGCGCTCCCCGAGCGTCTTGTCGCTCCAACGCTTGTCGACCTTGATGCCGAGTTCGCAGGCCTTCGCTTCGAGCTCCGCGCGCGTGGGCGGGGCGTCGTCGTCGACGCTCACGTCGAGCGCAGGAGCAACCGCGACCGCAGGAGCAGCGGCGACGGGCACGGCAGGCTGAGCGGGCTTCGGCGCGAGGGCGTCGGCCTTGCTCGTGCACCAGCCTTCGGCGACGCGCTTTGCGACGAGGTGCGGGGCCTCGTTGCGGTACTCGAGCCCGTGCTTGGTCTTGCGGTAGACGAGGGGCATTTCACTTCCCCTTCTTCGCGGCCTTCGCCTTGCGCGCCGTCGAAAGCGCGATCGCGACGGCCTGCTTCTGCGGCTTCCCGGCCTTCATCTCCATCTTGATGTTCTTCGAGACGGAGCCCTTCGAGTATCCTTTGACGAGCGGCATGGCGGCACCTTAGCACGACGCAAGAAAAAAGAAGGGGCGACCGAAGCCGCCCCAACTTTTCTCGCTCAGTGATTGCTCACTGGTCGAACAAAAGCACCCCCGCCATTTCCGGGTTCAGGAGCGCCGTGCCGAAGAGCACGTCGACGCGGTACTCGGTGAGGCTCGAGAGCAGGTTGAACTGCTTCTGCATCACGACCTCGATGCCCTGGTCGGTCGACGCGCGCATGACGGCGACACCGGCGTTCTCGGGGATCGCGAGGCGACCCGGGAGAAGCTCGATCGCCGACTTGTGCCAGAAGCAGTTGATGTCGGCGGTCGTGGTGTTGAGGAAGGTGATCTGCGCAGCCGCGAGGCCGACGCCAGCGCGCTCGCAGTTCTTGTACTGGAGCTCGGCCTCGGTCGGCGCGTTGTCGGCGCTGATGATCGGCGGGGTGATGACGATCGTGTTGCCGACGGGAGCGCCGACAACGCGGAAGGTCTTCGGCTGGCCGGTCGGGCGCTTCGTGATGAGATGCACCGCCTCGATGCCCTCAATGGTGAACGAGTCGCCGTCGTTGAAAAGGGCGCCGTTGTTCACGGTGACCGTCTGGAAGCGGTTGTCGACGTTCATCGTGCCCGCGACGTTGATAACGGTCGCGCGCGGAACGAAGTTCGCCTGCGCGCCGTTGGTCGCGATGGTCGCGGCGCCGGGGATCTGCGTGTTGCCGGTCTGACGGAGCGCATAGTCCTGCTTGTAGGTCTCGAAGCTCGACACCATGCCGACGAACGCGCGCTCGAACGCCTTGTCGGAGCGGTTGTTCGCGCCGAAGGAGCGCGTCGTGCCGACGACGTTGCCCGCGAGGCCGTTGTAGCTGCGCGAGGAGAGCGAGAGGTAGCGCATGTCACCAGGGACGCCCGTCTCGTTCATGAGCGTATCGCAGAGCGCGATGTCGTCGAACGAGCCCGCCGGGGTGCCGGTCGTCACGACGAGCGAGCCGAGAGCGGTCGCCGTCTGCATCACCGCGACGTTGATATCGGAGGCAAGCTTCTGGTTCGCGCCAGACGCGAGACGGCCTTCCTGAAGCGCGTCGCGGAGCTCGACGGAGTTCATGCCCCACGCAACGGTCTTGAGGTTGGTGATGCTCGCCGGGACGGTGAGCTGCGTCTTGTCCGAGATGGTGATCGGCGTGCCCGGCGTGGTCGTCGCCGAGGTCATGATGTACGGCTGCGGGCGCCACACGGTACCGTAGTTCGGCGAGACACCCGGCGGGAAGATCGTCGTGCGGGCTGCGTCGGTCTGGTTGTAGTTGTACACCGAGACGTTGCGGCTCATGACGAGCGCGTCGTTGAAGCCCTCGAGGAGCTGATCGAAGGCAACCTTCTCTTCTTTGCTGAATGCGTTCGGCATTGTCGTATTCCTTAAACGTTACTTCGTCTGTGATCGAAGCTTCGCCTTGTATGCGATCACCTTAGTGCGATCACCGGTTCGGTCGGCTTCTTCGTACAGACGTTCGAGCACCTGGTCATGGGAGCCGCCCGCGAGGCGAGTCGTCGACTTGACGACGGTTTCCGGGGCGGCGGCTGGTTTGCGTGGGTTCACCTTCAACTGAGTCTCCAACTTGGCGACCGCGAAGGCGAACTTCACGGGGTCACTGATGGCGGCGAGCTCCTTGAGCTTGGCCGGGTCCTTTCCGATGGCGTAGGTGACGAGTGCAGGGTTCTCGGACCCGCTCACGATGATGCCTTGCTGCGTGACGTTGAGTGACTCGGTGACGCTTGCTTCGGCGTCGTCGTAGTCGCGCACGCGGAGGGAGGCTTTCGCTTTCCCGTAGGCGTCGAGGCGAGCTTGCCATGCCTGCTTTTGCTGCTCTTCGGCCTGCTTCTGCTTCACGGCGTGCTCGTCAGCTTGCCGCTTGCGTTCGAACCATGCCGCGAGAGCCGCTTCGAACTTCTCCGCGTCGTAGTCGTGATCCTCAAGCTTCGGTTTCGCGCCGAGCGCAGGCGGCTTGGTCTCGTCCTGCTGCGGCGTCTGCACCTTCGCTCGAAGCTCGCGCACTTCGCGCTGAAGCTCCCTCTCTCGTCGCCGGAGTTCGCGCACCCATGCGGGCGCCGATTGCTTCGGCTCCTCGGCCTGCACCGGCTTGTCGCCGATGCTGACCTCGACCTCATCCTCGATCGCGTCCTCGTCTTCCGTCTCCGCGGCCTCCGGCTTCGTCTCGTCGGCTTGCGGTTCGGCTGGCGTCTCGCCTGCCTCTTCGGTCGTCTCGGTTGCGGTCGTCTCTTCGGTCGTCTCCTCGGTGTCTTCCATCGTGCCCTCTGCTCGGCGATAGGCTCGCCGGGTGCCTTACGACTGCGTGACGGGTCGCGCGGTAGTGGCTCGCGCTATCGCTTCGGCAGTCTTGATAGCCTGATCCTGTGCGGAAATGTTGACAGACGCAAGGGTCTTGACCGTTTCGGCCTTCGTCTTCTCGCTGTTGGCGAGCGCGAGCGCCGTGTCAGCCTGAGCCTTCATCGCCTTCGCTTGCGCTTCTTGCGCGGCGGCTTGCAGGTAGAGCGCCTGCGGGTCCGGCTGCGCGTTCTGCATCGCGGCTGCCATCTCCTGCGCCTCTTGCTCGCTCGGCTTCACGGCGCCCATCTGCACGAGCTTCTTCCTGAAGAACGCGCGCACGTCGGAGACGCCCTCGCCCTCGATGTTCATCATCGCCAAGGCTTCAAGGACCGCCTTCGTTTGCGGGTCAGAGGCAACCGCGATGAGCGGCGTGAGCGTGCGCACCGTCGCGCTTCGCTTGCTCTGCGACGACGGCCCAACGTCGACGGCTACGTCGAAGCGTGCGCGCGAGAGGTCGTTCGACATCTCCACGGCGCCCGTCTCGCCGATGGTCGGTTGAAGGAGCTCGACGGCCGACGCGGCGCCTTCGGCGTCGACGGTCTTCATCGTGCGACCCTCTTCGACGTACACCTCGCGCGCCATGCCGAGCCACACCTCGCCGCAACGCTTCATGGCTTTGGCGAAGTTCGAGACGTAGATGAACGTCTGCATGTCGAGCCGCTGCTGCACGGCGGCGACCGTCTCCGCTGCGACGTTCGCGCGCACCTGCTCGCCCGCCTCGGCGTTGCCGAGCACGTCGCGCATGTCCTGCTCTGCGATCTGAATCAGCGCGGCGAGAGCAGGCGGAACCTGCGGCGGCTTCGTGTAGCCGAGCGGACCCGCCGGGGCCGACGAGCCGTCGGGGTTCGTGAGGCGGTTCAGGAGCAGGTAAGGGAAGTTGCGCAGGTTGTCCTGCTCCCACATCCACTGGTGACCCGCGACCTGCTCGGGATCGAAGAGGGGCTTTTCGACCGACGAGAGCGCGGAGATCTCGGCGAGCTTCGAACGCTGCATGTTCGCGATGCGTTGCGCGTCCTTCGCGAGGCGGACGTGCCCCATGCACCGCTCGATGTTGTCGACGAACCAGCGCTTGCCGTACGTCACGACGATCGGGATGTTCGGACCCGCGATGAGGCCGAAGTCCTCGAGCACGCGACCGCCGGAAAGGAGATACTTGTGCACGCGTCGCGTCTTGCGGCGCTTCGACGGCAGCTCGGTCGCGCCGGTCGACGCGAGCATCTGTTCGAGGTTCTCGTCCTCGTCGAA